TTACCCCCGTAAACGCACCATTAGTAAATGTTGGTGCAATATCAAGACCGACTAGTACATCGTTATTCGCTGCTGCTACGAGTGTGTTGTTAAAGTATACTCCTTGTGCAAGGGCTGAGGCCGCAGTTTTAGATCCTGTAACGTGAAATTTTGCCAAAGGATTCATTGTCCCTACACCAACTGCACTATCTCCTGTAGTAGAAGCTTTGGCATATAATATAGTTGTTCCATCTAAATTCGATATGTGAACGCCTAATGAACCTGTGTATGGTTGTATGTTTAGGTTGTTCTGCTGATATGCAAGACTTGTATTGTTACCCTGCCATATAAAAGATGTTGACGTGCTTGATTGTAGTGAAATAAGATTTGATATGCTACTATTTGAAAATACAACAGCACCCTGCATCCTCGTAGTCCCATTCACATCTAACTTGTATCCAGCGTCTGTGGTGGTATTGATGAGAACATTGCCTGTATTTGCTATAGATAACGCTGCTATTGCTCCAGTATACACTCTAAATTGACTAGAAGATGCAACCATATATATTCCAGCACTAGGATCTAGAGTTAAACTTTGACCTGCCGAAATTGAAACGCTTCCATTTATTGTTAGTAAAAAGCCCGGTACAAGTCCTGTTGTTCCAATACCAACTCTCCCATTAACCGTATCTGTATAAATAAGATTAGTAGCAACTGTCAACCCACCAACAGTAATAGCATTGGTGGTGGTGTTTCCTGCTGTGGTGACCTGTGCTAGGGTAGGTACTGACACAAGTGGTGTACCTCCGAAGATGGTAGAAATGGTTTTGTTCTTCCAAAGAGAAGTTGAAGATTCATAAACTAATAAATCATTATTAGCCTCAGAAGAGATGAGAACACCATGTAACTCGTTTAGCTCGTATCCGTTTTGAATCAGAATAACCAAACGACCTTGGGTAGGGTGAGACCGAGCGATATAGCCTATAAAGACCGTGTGATTGGGTTCAGCAGGAATTGTACTCGTATATGCCCCTGCTGTAGTTGCAGACAACCACACAGCATCACCTGCCGTAAATGCAGAGGTATCTAAATCATGAAGAGTTCCATTTACCGCTACATAACCATCTGAGTTATTTGTAATATCAGCAACTACAATACCAATTGTTTTGGATGAAGTAGCTTCTGTGTGTGCCTGAGATAAAAGAGCATTTGGTCTGTTTCCTGTAGCCCCACTGAGGTAAACTACTTGCCCTTTAGTTAAAGTAGAGCCAGTAGAGTTTCTTACAATAATTTCTATTCTTTCTGCAGAGTCTACCGTGCCGTCATTGTCCACATCATATGTGGATTTAAGCATATCTCCTCCACCACCACCGCCAGCAGGAGTTTGATTTTCCCACTGGCTAGTAGTAGAGTTGTATGTTAAAACTTGCCCATTTGCAGGGGCACTTAAAGTTACATCAGTTAAACCGTTTAGATTTGTAGGAGGCGTATACCCTAACGCAGTTGTGACATCAGCACTCGTTAATACGACTGCTCCAGTTCTGCCATTAAAAGAGTTTACTGAACTAGTACTAGTAGAACTAAGTAAAAGTTTTACATTCTCAGCGATTCTTCTTAAACGCTGCTCTTTAACTTTATACTCGTTATTCTTAGTTTGATCGTAAAGTCTTTTATACTCAATTGCAGAACTAAGTATATTGGACGCTATGATTTCGGCCTCATTTGCCATGCAACTTATGCAATATCCTTAGACTCAATCAAAGTATAAGTAAATGAGTTTCCTTGGGCTTTAGCAGCTGCCTTACAAATTTTCATGAACTCATCGAAATCTTTTACACGCTTGAACACTTGGCAACCATGTGACCAATGATCAATCCAAGTTGAGTCCAACCCTGCCTTATGAATATTGATTCCGTATATCCCTTCAGTGATTTTGGTTTCGTCATAAGTCATGTCTTTGTTAGCATCACGATACACCTTGATGTTAGCTTTTTGTTTCAAAGCTTCGTACTTACCTTGGTGCAACCCTACATGGTGTGAGCCGGGGTATTGACCGGGAACAACACGTGCAGTACCTGTACCATTGTTACCTTCAGCCATGGGTGCTTTACCGGGATCAGTTGTAGCCAACCAAATAAAAAACTTCCATGCTCCGTTTTCCTTGTACGATAAAGTCAACCAATCATCAAACTTATTGGTTACCTCTTTGCCGGGTGCACTATTTCTAATGCCAATGATGTTTAGGTTCAAATCTCCGTTCTCGAAATATTTGTAACCTTTAGCTTTAACAGCTTTTTCTACTTGTTCTCTAGTGAAGCTCATATGATTTTAATTTAAGTTCCTGCTGGGTCTAAATAATCTGGTGTACCGTCACCATCGGTATCTTGTGGTATATTAGGATTGGGTCCTGCCTCCAATTGATCTGGTATGCCATCTCCATCTGCATCCCAATCTAAGTAGTTTGGAATAGTATCTCCATCTGCGTCACCAACCCCTTCAACTACGTCTGGGATTGTATCGCCATCTGTATCCTGCAATACTGGGCCTTCACCGCCACCGCCTCCACCTTCTCCCGGATCTATAATAACTTCACCTCCACCAGTTCCAATGTCGGGGTTTCCGTCACCATCTCCGTCTACTAAGTACTCCTGACCAGATAAACTATTAACAAATGCATAGTACTCAGCCATGCTTACTGCAAAGTTAACTCCGCATACTCCAGCAGCCTTTGACAACAATATATCAACTTGGTCAGAAGTCAAATAACCTGCATGATCCACTGCAAACAAATACTGTAACGCATGTTTCTGATCTTGCACTTTAGTAGAGCAAGGAATATCATACTGGGCAGCTGTTTGCAAAGCAGTCTCGCTCGTAGAAATAAACTTCCTGAGATAAATCTTAGCCTTAACTAAGTTCTGTATTTGAATTGAAGTTAATGCCATTAGCAACCACAGCTTGAAGACAACCCAGTATTGCCGCAACCAGCAACAAGATCATTAAATTCACCCAACAAGGTTTGAGCCAAAGTGTAGTTTTCATACTCTTCCGCTAATACCATCTTGTCATAGATAAACTTAAGTTCCTCAAAATCAGAATTGTTTTGAATGGCCAACTGAGCTAGAGTCGCTTTAGCCGCTTCATATCGCAAAAAGTAAAAGGTTTCAACAATATCTCCGGGATCAAACTCAATAACTACTTCGTATAAACCATCAGGCGTTGTGGGCAACTGAGTGAAAATGTCGACTTGTCTATATGCTGCAGTCCAAAAGGTTGAAGTGTAAAGACCAGTCAAGTTATCGTAAGTGGTTTGACCGGGTCTCTTTACCTTTTGCTGAGGAATAGATGTTATAGAGGCTCTTGTCGTATTCGGAGTACCCCAACCTTCAGGATTGGTCGTAGCGTTGTAATCACCTGTCACATCACACAACAGCATCGTGTACTGACCGTTTACAACATCAAGTTTAACATTAAGTGCCATATTTCAAAATTAATAATTATTTTTCATAAAACGTGCTACAAAGGAACATCCTCGTACCCACTTTCCGCAGGTATATTTTTTTGAGTCTTTACTGCAGGTTCTTTTGTAGTAGTTTTTGGTTTACCCAATGGAATATCCTCGTACTGCTGTTCGGTAACTCCCTTTCCACTTGCATCACCTTGCATCATGCTCTTACCTTCTAAATCAAACTGTTTTACTAGATCAATTGCACCTGTAGCAAACTTTTTAAAGCGTTTTGGATCTTGAATCAATTCTTTATCTACTCTGAAGAATTTGTTACCAGCCGCATTTTCTGCATCTGCAACATTCATAAAGCCACCAACATACTCATTCAAGTTATTAGTTGCCTGATCTTCTAGCTCTTGACCACCGTAAAGAGTTTGTGCCAATCCTCGAGTTGCTGTCAGCATCTCACTTTGAACCATTTGCATATATCTTTCTGGGTCATCCCTATACAACTTTTCTCTTTCTTTATCAATGAATGTATAGTTCGCAAACAAAGTCATTTGATTAGAAATGTTGTAAATATCAGACATGATTCTCGCCATCAATTCAAACCCAAATGGAGTCTTAGGATTATTGATACCCATAATCATAGTGCCATCTTCTCTCCTATTATAAGAGGATTGCAAATCAATCATTTCCTTGTAGCGACCTTGGTCAATCAAGATATCTTGAACCATTTGTCTACGAAGCATAGCGTTATACTCAAGAATATTATTGTACTCGTCAGGAGTCATTTTGTATGAGCCACTAGGAGTACTAACTTTTCTCGGCAATGCTTGCGGCAGTGCATTCCACGCCTCCATTTTACAACACAAATAAGTCAATGCTTCCCAATCCGGGATTTCATAACCTGCATACGCTTTAGTCGCCTTGGTGATGTCGAAAGTATTATACATGAACTCTCCCAACACACTTCCTTTAGGAGTCTGCAAAATACGCTTACCAAAAGGATCTACTTTTACTGGCAGCAAATCACGATCAGATTCTATAAATGGCAAGTTGACATACTTAGTCGGATCACCAAATGGCCATCTTTCAGATAACTTAGTTGCTAGTTTAGTGAAGAACAATGTTGCCGATTCGTTCTCTACCGTAATACCGAATGCCTTAAATGGTTCTGAGTCCCTAGAATCGTAATCTACAGCATAACCACGTCTCCATTTATCAATCCAAGACAAACTGTTTGGTACAATAGCACTTGCCATAGTCAATGTAATGTCCGCAAAGAAGTTAGGCAACTTGTTTTCGTCTTCGTCACTGATTGCTTTTGCTACACTTAGTACCCCACGTACAAATGTTTGATCGATAATGTATTTGTACGCAGACTCATAGTTGCCAAACAGACTTGATGCAAACTCCTCGGAGATTTCTTCAAATGCCCCACGGTTTACAAACTTAGGGTCAGTTTGCATTCTGTGTTTGTTTTCTTTGTACTGGAAATACAACGCTGCACCTATAACACCAAAGCCTCTGTAGTCCGTAATAAGATCGTTTTCCCTATCCCATGCTTTACTTAAACGTGGGGATTTATATGGTTCTCCGATACCTAGTTCAGAAAGTCTTTCCTTCATGTGCTCTTTAACTAGAGTCCAGTTGATTGAATAGGGTCTTTCAAACTGATAAGTGAAGTCAGCTGATTTGGTTTTATCATCTTCCTTTTCATCCTGAGGACCCCCAGACAAAGCACCTGCTTTCACAAATTCCAAAGCGATAAACTGCAAACCTGCTCCAACCATCGCCCGAGCCATTACACGATCCATGTTCCTAGCCTCTGTGCGTCTTTCATTTGCAAACGCTTCTTGAGTAGTACTGCCACTCTTTAACTTTTGACCACGGTCATAAGCTTTCTTACCTGCGTTCGCCACCTTGAACAATGCATACTCGGGGACCAGAAACTCTGCTAATTCTACAGCGTAGTTACTAGGAATCTTTGTGAATGGAACAGTACTGGTTCCAAACAATCTTGCAATTTTACCTGTGAAACTACCTATTGAGCCGTCCGGTCCAAAATTACGTGTGCCCCTTTGCATACGTGCGAACTGTTCAGTTACCCAGTTATCGTTAGCATAAACGAATCTAAGTGCTTCTTCACTTGCTACAGGGTTTCCATAGTCTCGGTTAATTTCCAGAAAGGCTTTTCTCAGATCATTGTATTCTTTAATCAACCTTTTCTTTTCAGCTTTATCTGTAGTAGAATCAATCCGTTTTTCAAGTTGAATCGCTTGAACACTCTGTTTGAAATCTTCAGATACAGAAGTCATATAAGCAAAATCACGGAACACCGCATCTGTTGCTGACATCACCCTAAAAATGATATCTGGAATAATACCAAAGGTGGCTTCCAATGCTCTCACGCTTTTTTGTTTGTCTGGAATCTTACCAAGTGCATTTATTCTGAAACCATGCTTGTAAGCCAATTCCTCGTCTGTCATAGATGAGATACCTGCCGCACGTTTCATTTGGTCTAGCTTTAAGCCAAAGTATGAACTAAATGCTTTGAACGAATTAAAGCCTTGTGCATAGTTGTTTGTATCTGCCAATCCTTGACTTACCGTGCCATCCTTTAGGATTTTCATTCCCTTCTTTACTCCCATTGGCATGCCATACTTAATACCTCGTACGATATCAGCCCATGTCACTTTGGTGTACTGCTTGTCAACTAAACCAGTTTTTGCTCCAACATAACTTACCATTGTTCTCAAAGGATCAGTAAAGAACCCTACAAACAACTTCACCACGTTACTTGTAGTGTTTACAGCTAACGACCCGGGAGTCATCAACCCTCCTTTAATAAAGCTGCGGAACGCATCAGTTCTAGATTCAGATCCCTCGTATGGAGCACGTGCTGCAATGTATTTTTCTGTAGCCACATTCAACTTTTCATATAAGTCTTTGTGGTATTCCAAATTTGTCTTGGTTGGATCTGCGGCAGATTCTGCATAAGGATTTGCCATAGCCTGTTCACGACTCGCTTTGAACAACTCTTTTAGTCTGTCTACCTCACGTGCCAAATCCATCATCTCTTCTTTCGCTTTTTCTGGAATTGACTCGCCTTTCTTCAACAACTTAGCAATCATAGCTTCAGTGCTAGTTGTATAGGTATCCTGAGTTAACTGACGGAACAATCTCAGCATTCTACCAACCTGTGTACCAGCTTTAAGAATAGATGCATACTGCTGACGAATACTTGCTGGGTCTGCTCCGCTATGTTTTGCCTGAAGCAACAACTCTATTTCCTTTGCTAATAATACATCTCCAGATTCCAGTACATCAGATAAAGTTTTTAGCAGCATTGGGTATTCAGTAGGATCTATGTTTTCCATAGCATCCAAAAGTTCTTTCTTATCTCTGACTACCCTCATTGCATCTTCTTCATTCTCCATCACAGTTGCTTCATCTTCAAAGAGACCCTTACCAGCTTTTTGTTTTTCAATATTTGCCCTTTGCTTCAAAGAGAAATAATCTTTAATGTCATCTGGCTCAAATCCACTCTTCATCAAAGCAGTATACAATTCCTCATCTGTGATACCTTTGAACTGAGGATTAGCTTTTAGATCCGCAAGGAAGTTTCCAATGTCATCAATAACATCACTATTTTTCTGCTGTTTTACATCGGCTACGGTGGTTCCATTCAACATAGCGTTGTAAATCTTACGCATTGGTTCACTTACTTGCATTTCGATAGGCGTACCTACAATGCCACCATAGATTCTGAGAAGCCATGACTTAAAGTTTTCAAACGCTGATTTTACTACTGGGTTGTCAATCTTGCCATCCCCTAAGAATTTCTCAAAGCCTCTTGCAAACAACTCAGACGTATCTCTATTCCACTTCTTGTGACCTACTTGGTCCATAAATACTTGCTTTTCATGGGCAGTCAAATAGTGCTCAAACATATGAGCCAACTCATGCATAGCAGTAGTTATGTTTGGATTAGTCAAGGCGAATATTAAATTTTTACCTGACTCAGTTTTCAAGAATGCTCCATGTGCACCAGCCTTGTTTTGTTGGAACAATGCTTGACCTTCTGCGGCTTTTAATAACGTATCTTGAGATAGTTCAATAGAATTAAATTCTGCGTTAGGCAAATAATCTGGACCTACGTATTCACGCAAATAGGTCATCATCTCCTCTGAAGTCATGTCTTTCAATGCGATTTTTTTGCCTTTGAAATCAACTTCTTGATCTAAATCTATTCCTTGAAGATTTGGTATATCTCCAGATACTTGAGATGTTCCAATTGTAAATCCAAGTTTCTTTTGCAGATTTTTTAGCCTTGATGGAATTTTCTCGTTGTATGTTTTATTAATGCCTGCTCTAGTACTAGCTTCAGATTGGTTCAATGGTGCTACAGCTGGGCCTATACGACTTCCTCCAGTAAAAATAATTTTATTTAATCCGCTGTCGCTTGCAACTTTGATTGCTTGCTTAATAAGCATATCCATAAAATTATCTGTCTGAATTAGTGGCGTATCTTTTTTAATCGCTCTAACCCTTTTATCCAATGCGGCTGTTTCATCAAATTTCTTAAATGCCTCCAAATTTTCATTACGCAATGTTGCCGCATACTGAGATGTTAACTCAATGAGTTGATCAATGTCAAGCGGTGACCATTGAGTAGGCTTGCCATACCCAGAAGTATCAACCTGTCTTCCTGTAGCTTTTTCAATTTTATCCTTGTTATTATTTAAAAATTTACTCAGCTCAACTGCAAATCCTTGCGAATAGAAACTAGTGTTCTTGAAATTAAATAAATCCTTGAAAATAAACTCTGCAAACAGTTCGTTTTTAACTTTTTTAACTTGCTCTTGGCGTGCTTGCGACTTATCTGATTGCATTTCGTGAACAAACAATGCCAAGTTACCGTCACTATCAACTACGATCTCAGTTCTCAAGTGACCAATTACCTCTAGAGGATTGCCAGAAAAATGCTTTGAGTTATATAGTTCTTTTCCTATGTCATCTCGTTTCTGTCTTGCCTGCTGTAGTTTGTCTTGCAGTATTGCAATCTGACCTCTATTTTTCGCTACATCTTCTGGGGTCTTTGCCAGATTATTTAATTCCTCTAGATAGTTTAGAACCCTGTTGTTATATTCTTTATACAATGGGTTTTGAGTAACTGGAGTTGAAATTAAGTGCTCTTTATAAGTATTAGGTACTGCCCCAGAGCCTAAATCTGGCTTGAATGATTCATAGTTGTCAAACAAATTCATTACACCATCTAAACCAGTAGCTCCACGATATCTTTTAAGACGCAATAACTCATCTTCAGCGTTCATATATGTTTTAATATATGATTGCAAAAGCTCTTTGGTAGATGCATCTGTATCAATACTCTCTTTTATTTTTTCTATGTTACCTATGATATCAGCAAATTTTTGATACTCATTAGTACCAATGTAGTTTTTAAACACTGCTAGATTATCAATAGTAATATCTTCTAAATTAATTACTCGAACTCTACCATCAGCAAAACGCACTACAGCATTTGGACTTCCAGTAGTTCCACCATAATAATTTAAACTATCAAATCTATTTGAGTTTAGCGTAAAGGGTATGTTGGTGCCAAAAGCTGTCAATGCTCCCTGCTCTATTTCTGGGCTCGCTGATAATAAAACTACTGACTCTACAGTTGAAGTTTGGACTTCGTCAGCAGGGTTATACGAAATAACTGCCCTATGACTATCTTCTAGCCAGTCTATTAACTGCTCCTTAGTGATGAATATTTCATTTGGGTTAAGTGCAGGGTTTTGACTTTGAGCATCAATTCTTACATTATCAATAAATTCAGATAACCCCAGCCAATCTAGTTCGCCATCCTTTGCCCCCATGGTCTTCAACATGGATCGCAAATCTTTACTTGGATATCTCTTCGCTGATGTAACCAACCTAGCAACTGCTAAATCGACATTGTTATAAAACGATGTGCCATAGTTATCGAGTATTGATTTCTGAACTGTATTGAATTCAATCAATTCTTTTGTCTGCTCTTTGTTTAATTGACCTGTTGTTTCCAAAAAGTTAGATGCTACTGAACCTGTAAAAGTTCCAGTAGATTCGTACTCACCGTAAACTTCGTTAAATCTATTTTGAGAAATCAAACCGCCATCTACAAGTATTGACTTCAGTTCCTGTTTCGTGAAGTCTTTAATTGATTTAAATGGATCATAAATTCCATCCATGTACTTGTCTATGCCCGGGAACATCTGATAATATACTTCCCTCGATTCTATTGCTGTAGTTGGTTCCGCTGCCCCATTCAAACTGCTTGAATTCAGCTTACTATTTATTAGTGAAGACGCATCAAATAGCTGATCAGATAACTCTAGCATTTGGTCTAATAGTCTTCGACCATTAAAGCCAAACTGATCATTCACTAAATAATCCGATCCTATTGAATTACCGTAATCATCATAACGATCAATAGCGTATTCATTACCTAAATTGTCGATGAACTCATACAAATCTTTACCTTCTCTACTTCCTATATAACTTGCTATGTCATATACTGTTTTAGGATTTATTTTACCTTTTTTTATTTCCTCTTGCAATATAGCCAAAGACTCTCTCATCACTTGAGCTTGACCACTAACGTTATACCTAGCAAAATCAGGATGATTAATCAGCTTTTCTAAACTAGATAATAAAAATGGTATTTCACCTACAAAAGATCCATTCGGGAATATTTCATTAATTGTAAGTACATTTTCAGACTCCAAAGTGTAGTCTAATCGATTAGCAAAGGTTGAAGTAAAGTCGAAGTCTATTAACTTCTTGTCAGTCAAACTTCCCAACTTCATCGCAAAGTTAAAAGTATTGTTATACGCTTTACCTTCTGACTTTGTCTTAGCCACATAATCCATATATATACTTTTCAAAGTATTTATATCGCTATCGCTAAGTGAATAAGATGCTCCTAGTTTCTCAAAGTGGTCATCTAGATTTTTATTGATTGGTGTTTTATATAAAATCTGTGCGATGTCTAAAAACAAACTCTGATAGCTACCGAACTGAAATACGCCTTTATCAATGTAAAAATTAAGAACTGAGTTCATGAAGTCAGTGGCATCCTTATCTAGAACGTTAGCTTTTGTCGCCTCCATGATTTTAGCTCTGATCGTTGTGGGAGTCACAAAATCATTGATTGCACGTGGGTCATATTGTCCCTCCATGTGCTGAACCGCTTGACGAATCGCATTCTCTAAACCTAGTTTATTCTTTCCTACCGCGTCTTGATTCAAATTAATTATAATGCTACCGGGAACACCCTGACTTTTGCCTTTGCCTGTATATAATTCATTTGGTCTAAATGAAAATGCCGCACTAGTATTGTCCATAACAAAACGGACTTTTACTTGAGTTAAATCTGGATACTCGGCTAAGAGTTCAGGACTTCCACCTAAAAACTCAGCCAAGCCCATCATAGTTTTCCGTGCACCTAACTGCTGATTTCTATCGACTTTACTAAAACTGAATCTGCCAAGGATTTTACCTACATTGGTTTTCTGTGCCAATGGATTAACAAACTCATTCTTTATAGCCTCTAAATCATTTAAAAATCCAAGAGGGTATTCAACATTAATATTGTTCTGTGTAATAGTAGCTTCACCGTCTTCTCCGATAGTCAAACCAGTCATCACTTCAATTTGACGATCTGTAAATCCTTTGCTCTTTAAATCATTAGCCTTTTCTATATTGGCAACCAAAAACTCGGGTGAGTAATTGGCAGACATTTGATACAACGGATTCAGCTTTGGTGTCATCTTCAAGAAATCCAAAAACTGATCCTCTGTACGTTTAAGTACTCCGATTTGAGTCTCCATGAATGTTTGAAGAGTCATTTCAGCACGTGTAGCTGCTTCCTCTACTGCTGCGAGATATCCTTCAATATATGCTTTTCTTTCCTTACGTGATCTACGTGCTCTAAATGGAGTTTTTAAACTTGGTCTGAAACCCCAAACTAAGCCTGCTTCTTGAAACAAATGTTTTCTGTAACGCTCTCTTGCTCGATCGTTCTGTTTGATAAGTTCTACTCCCTGCTCATACTTAGCTACATCCACCATATTTGCAACTTCAGCTTTTGCCATATCATTAATCTGCTGCTGAGTTGTACCTTGTGGAATATCTTTTCCCATGTTCTGTAAGAACTCGATTGCCGATATCTCTCCGTTGTTAAACCTAATTGCATCTACTTGATCATCGGTTACAAACGCACCTTCTTTTTGTGTAGATTTCAGTACGCCTTTGATTGTTAATCGCCTTTGTTTATCTTTCTCTAAATCCAACACCTGTTTCTTCAAATCAGACTTTCGGTTTTTAGCAGTCTGAGTAGACATAACCGTACCGTTTAAGAACTTTTCAGTTGTACCAAAAGTTGATGCTCCAGTGTATTTAACCGCAATAAAGTTGTTCAAGTCTTCTCTAAGCTTTACAAATGCATCTAAGCCAGCTTTATCATTACCTAAAACCTCTTTGACTTTACTTCTACTGTTGATTAACAACATCCCAATAAAGTTATCAATTGCATCTTCTTTAGTGATTCGCCCATCGTTAATCATGTCTCCAAAAACCTCATTGAAGAAATTGTTGCGACTAACTGATTCTCGAACTTTATCAGTAACAGCATCTTTCTTACGAGTACGTATTGGCTGATCTGTGTTCAAGTCTTGATCTTCCGTATTGAATAGAGTGTCATCAAACTCTTTGAGCAAAGGAGCAATATAACTAGCTACCTTATTCAGTTTAGTTCGTGATGAACTAGCGATGTACGCAACTCCATCCTTAACAAAAGAAGTCATGTTTAACTTCAATTTGTTTCCTACCTTCCGACTAATATCGTTAAGATAAGTACGTACTGCATCATCATTTACATCTGCCTCTTTGGCCGTGTTTGTAAACAAACCTAAAATCTGCGATGCTGCCATATTGAATTGGCTTGCGTACCTAGTCTTTGTACTAGCAGCCGCCTTATCAATACGCTCCTTCTTGCTTCTTCCAGTACTCGTGTTGTTCTGAAATAAGACTTGGTCCTTGTCTACTTGACCAGTTGCTTCAGCTTCTGGATCAATACCAAGATTTGCTTTTGCAACATTTTCAACATTTGCTTTTGAAACGATTCCATATTCTTTTGATTGTTTGTCGATGAATTCGGCAGTTTTGTCGTTAACTTCTACAAATTCGTCTGTAACTGAAGTTAAACCTTTTGCCTCTAGTTTTGTAGTTTCTGGGTTGTAACGGTAAACCACTTTATTATCTACCACTCCGTTTTTAGAGGATACATAAAACTCTTCTCCCAAATTACCTGCACGCTGCTCTACTTTTACTCCTTCTGTTCCAACACCGCTACTAGCAGAACTTGAAGTCGTAGTACTTGTATTGTCGTCTACTGGACCTGATGTCATCACTGGGTTAAATGCAAATGACGGTGCATTAGTTGCATTCGGAACCCCTGCCATAGCCATTGCCGGAGCAGTCACTACTTCAGGTTTTGTAGTATTGTTTTCGTCATAGTCAGAGTTCTTTATTGTCTGATCCAACAATTTGAGAATTTCCACATCTACCGCATCAACATCTTCTCCATAAACTCTGTCTAAGTAATCTTGAAAGTTTTGCCGAGTCTTAAATAGTACACCTAAGTTTTCTAAATTCAAAGATGAAAAACTCATACACATCAAGGCAGTAGCTCTTAGATTAAATAATCTTTCATCCTCTGTCTTACCGTATGCATTCTCAGTAGCTGCTACAATATCAAAACCATTTGCTTTGAACTCAGACCAAATATTTGAAAAAGTCTCTTCAGTCATTGAAGCTGTGGCACCAGAAAAAGATCGACCCATTATAGTAGCCATCTTACCAATTAAGTTAGTTGGAATAAATCTACCTAGGTTCATTACTCCAGTTGCTTTATCGTACATCTGACTACCCACTTTTTCAGCAACTCCCATACCTCCATCTTGTCCTGCTAATTCATAAGCCATAAAGTCAACTCCATAATTGACTGCTGCTTTTTCAAATAGTGTAAATACCCCTACTCCGGTGCGGCCATATTTATTAGCCATGTAACTTCTTGCAGCTACTGCGGCTTCTCCTGTAAATAATGCCTTTGTGCTATTGGCTACAGGCTTACGCATTAATCCAATCTGAAGCGCCATCCCTAAAGAAGTAAGAAACCCTTTGCCAAGCTGTGAATCTTCATTCAGAGTTTTTAAAGATTCGACAACATCAGGATTAACATACATTCCTTGCTCTGTCAAGAAGTTAGCTACCGTTAATACTTCTTCGGCAGGTGTCTGAAACTCTTCCTGCTCTACTAAATTAACAGTATTTGTAACTACAGTACTCAGCATGTTATTAACAATGCCATCTGCTTTTACTTTGGTTAAATCTGCATTTGTATAAATTACTCTGTTCAAGGCTTTGATTTGTGCCTTCTTCTCAAGAATGCGAGAGTTTAGTTTATAAAGATATATTGCGTTTGCTTTCTGTTGGTCGCTTATAACTGTGGTAGCTTCAAAAGATGAAAATGGTACGGCAATAGCATATAACTTCTGCAAGAAATTACCATTCTCTGCAACTAAAGTTTTGTACTCCGCATCTAGTTCTTCTGCGTTATAGTTCTCAGGCAAAACGACTTTCTTAGTCTGCATGTCCTTGAACCTTTGACTCATATAGTCCAACTGCTCATACAATACGTTTCGCTTTTCTTTGAGAATTGCTGCATCGGTTTTTTGTTCTGCCTGAGCTGTCTGTGTATAAACCTTAACAACCTTTTGCTGTTCTCTTCCCTCTAAACGATTTCCAAACGCATCGAAGAATTCTTCTTTCGGCAATGCATTCACGCCAAAAAATCCAACTTCTTGTTTTCGTTGACTGATCTGAGCTTTGAGTGATTGCAACTGTTTGAGTTTGTCTGCAGGAAGTTTTACTTGGTTTTTACCTTTAACTTTGACCCCAGACTTATAAATTTCTTGCACTTGTTCGTACAAGGCAGCGATTTCTCTTTCTTCTTTTGTTAATTCTGCTTGTGCTCTATTTTCTTTTATTTGATCATAGTTGGATATCAACTGACCTTTTTCATTCTTGATAAAGCCTGCTTTCTTACGTTTATCTTGGTAGGTTTTGTCTACCATGTTGTTCAGATACTTTGACTTATACTCTTCAAGAATCTCTGATACTTCAAAATCATCTAGGTTGTTTCTTCGTAGAATATTTTCAAACTCGTCACGATCTAACTTTTTAAATGAACCTCGATAATTAGGATCTTGATAATCAAATGAAATATTATTACCTAACTCAGCTTCAAAAAGCATCTTACCGATTTGTTCTTCATTCAACGCTGGAACAGAAGATGAACGATCATTTTCATCAAATACTGTTGCAGCCTTATTCAAGAACTCGGTGCCCATGTCTTTTTCAGCATTTGACCTCCGAATCTCTTTCTGATCTTCGTATCTTGCTATGTCAATGCCAAGTTTACCCTTTTCATAATAACTGCCTGCAAACAAATCTTGTGCACTTGTAAAGCCTAGTTCATTCAGCTTTTTCTTGTGAACTCGGCCATAAGAATCTCTGTTGATCGGATCTTTCAAGTATTCGTAAAAATCAGCCGCATTATCAATTGGTTGGCCATACGCATCAACATTTAAGTTGTTTTCACGAAGCGTGTTAAAGTTTCTGTCAGCTGCAATTCTCTTCTGCACTGACCCAAACTTTTCAGCTACTGGATCAGGAGCAAATTGGTCTAAACTTGTACTGTATCTCGGTGCGTTTGCTGCTAGAAAAGGTTTATTAAATCTAGGATCATATACACTTACTGCATCTTGGTTAGTATATACACTTTTTTCGTATTGAGTAAGACCGCCTTGAAGTTTATCTGTAAGTTCTTTCGCACTTGCAATTTTAAAGTATTGAGCTAATTGACCTCGATTAGCCAGAAAAAATTGATCTAGATTATATGGGTCCTGCAAGGCTTGACCTAACTCATCAGCATTATTTACCTTTATTTCATATTTACCAGCACCAATACTCAAAGGTGTTGGAGATGCTGGATCATGAACAGCTGTATAGAGATTATTAAAAGTTAAATCTTTTCCTACAATATTATCTAACTCTTTCTCTCTTGCTATCTGATCGTCTATACTACGTAATGTAAAATTCTCATTGAAAACTGCCTGAGCTTGTTGAGAAGCTTTTACTAAAAGTTGTCTCTCTTTTGATGTAATCTGCTGGCTGCCTTGCCGAGGTGTCTGAAAACCGCCTGTTTTAGCTACTATTGGCTTGATTATAGGTTGACCTACTTTAGTACCTCCACTTTTAGATGCAGCAGAAATTTGATCCCACTGTTCCTCAGAAGGAAGTCTAAAATCAACTAACGGTTTTGGAGCAGGCGTATCTTTTTTAACCGATCCAGTATTTATCCTAGGGGTAGGCTTTGAATCTTTTTTTTCTTCAGGCATATTACAAATATAATACCTAGAAGAAAATTAAAACAGAAGTAAATTATTTTATTGGGTTTGGTACTATTGCGTTGTTTTGATCTTTAACACCACCTTTAATACTAGCGTATGCTTTATTCCAGTTCTTTAAATCTGCCTCATTCCACTTTGCTCTACGTGTTAAATCATCTAGCACAACTGATTGTTTATCTGCTCCAATTATTACATCACCGTTTTCTTCTGGGTAATACAAAGGAACTAAATATGATTCAACACCCACTTGAGGAGCTGCTGCTACTGCAAATTGGTTCTGACTCGCCAGTGCCCACGGTAAATACATAATTTTTTCCCCTGCCGCAGCTGCTTGATTTACTTCATCTGTCTCTAAAACACGTAAAAATATCTGACCTGTTTTTGCGTCCTTACTCTTTTTAGTTGGAAATACGCCAATGTGACTTGCGTAAAAGTTAGTCTCTGCCACATCGTTGAACGCAGGTAAACCAGTTTTCATACTCAAAATGCTACGGTTCTTAGGGATTCTAATTTGAGTACCTCCACTAGCAGAAGCAACTGATACCATTTTCTCAGTACGCAATGCATTAGGTTTATTTTTAAAGTTCAAAACCATAGATGCTACTTGGAAAGTAGTAGGTGCAGCGTTTTGTCCTGTATTATTAACTGTAATGTTTGTTCTGGTACCTAAAAATAAATTCTTATCAATTGACTTTTTAGGAACATTCGGTTTGATTTTTTCGTTGTAGAAATACTCATATAAGCCTTCTGTTCCTTGTGCCAACAATTCATCTCGGGTTGCCGCGTCTGCACTTGACCAATATTTTTCACTAAAATACTGAGCCCTGACATCGGGTGAACTTAAAAACCACTGCTTGCCAATTTCATAAGCATTGTCCTTTTCTGTCAATCTCAAACTAGGGTTATTCTTTTTTAATAACCTAGCCTCTTCAGCATTAAATGGAATACTAAATACTTTTTCTTGACTTAATGTTTTACCCTTTGTACCTGCAACCTGCTCAACTACTTCACTAATCTCAACACCCTGCGTATTGATGTCAAACAATTTATTTTGAATGTAATCACTTATATCAATAAATGGTTTTGGCGAAAACTCTAAAAAGCCTGTCTCAGGAGATACATTAATATACCCATCGGCAAATACATCTGGATTTTCTTGAAATTTCTTGAGCATCTCAGATTCATTTTTAGCACCCTTAATAATGCTGTATGCTTTGTCAATTGAAGGTGACAGATAATTCTTTCCGGGCTGTTTAACAAAGTTTTCAATATCAAATAGAACTTTTGATTTGAGAACCATTCTGTCTGTCTCAGTATCCCAGTTAATAAGACCATAGTCAGCTTGCTCCACTATGTTAGGATCTTTTGACTTCTCTAAAGATGCTAATTTGGATATGTAATTTGTAGTCAAATCTTTTGCGTCATTCAAATATGCATTGTGATAAATCTTTTTATTCAATGCTATTTGTTGACGAATTCGATCTAAGTTTTTATCTATTCGCTGATCTGTATCTCCACTCGGAACTTTTAACCGAGGGGCTTTGCCTGTGGCACCAATTGCTGCTCCTAATGAAAATTCTGCCATGTTTATGCCTGTTTTTCTTCTGGTGTAGTGCCTGCCATCATATTTTCAGTACCAACTTTAATAGCAGTACCTGCAGCTTTTTCAGCCATAATTCTATACGAACGCTGTGCCGAAATATCTTTTTGAATGATATTTGACATAGCTAAATTCATACGCTCTAGACCGCTCAACATCTCCTGTTTGTATCCTACATTCTGTTGCATGATATTCGCTTCTCCACTAACCCTATCCATAGATGCTATTCTACCTACTAATGCCGAAGACTGTGGAGAAACTAGTCGAGCCTTATTTTCAAATTGTGCAAGTCTTGTGGCCAGATTTGATCTCAATTGCCCTGTTACCTCACTAGGTAATCCAGCCTTTGCTCCCTGCTCATAAATACTTTTCATACCTGCGTATGGTCCCATTGCACTTCTAAAACTCGGCATGGGTAATCTTCTAGCTTTTTTCAACTGGTCTTGACCAACAATCATCTGGTAAATACCGCCCATAATAGAAGCTGACCCAGCTCCGTCTAAACCGTATGAAGGTGCAGAAGACCCACCCATGCCCAAATCAGGCCCAGTGGTCCCATAATCCATACTAGATTGCTTGGGATTTAGTTTTACTTCTCCAGATGGAAAACCGGGTGATCTCTGCACTGCCATATTATGCTATACCTCCTGTAGCTGCTTTACCAGCCATTTTACCTGTATACTCGATACCCATAACAAGGTTCTCAGAACCTTGCTTGATCGCTTCTCCTGCGGCTTCTTCAGCCATGATTCTATAGTCTCGTTGTGCTTGTACTGATCTCATCTTAATGCTTGATATTTCACTAGCTGTTCTAGCCATGCTATTCAATTGCATTTGACGATATTGTTGATCCATATTCGCCAATACACCTTCAGTTTTTATTCTGTCCATAGATGCAAGTCTACTTGAAACTTGTCCTCCGAACTGGGGTGAAGTTTCAGTTAGTGATCGCATCGTTTTAGCAGTCTGTGCTGCTGTTGCCGTACGCATGGCCTCCATTGTAGTTTGTCCTAAACCAGTTTTAAAATTATCACGATACATGTTTTGATTTTCCCTTAAATATTGAAGTCCTTCGGTATAGTCTGGAAAAGGTAGCTTTCTTGCTTTACGTGCTTGGTTCATTCCTTTTGCGACCTGTATACCACCTTGAACAGTACGTGCCATCGCACCTGCTGCCATAATAAGTAATGAGATCGTAATTGGGTCCATATTACAAATTTAATTTATTTTATTTATTATACAACCTAGGGTTTGGTCTATATTTAACCACGTAGTTAATCAACTTTTGGAAAATATTGGGTGCAAATCTCAACTTGATTTTTAAGTATCTGCCCCACAATCTAGAGGTATCGTTAGAATTTACGCTAGTTCCTGTAGAGTCATTTTTAATCGGAGCATAGTAAAAGTCTTCCAACTCTTCAAATTCTGCACTAGTCAAAAATGAAACATGATCTCTAGTAGCAAAATCTAACCGCTCAGGAGTAATATCACTTACTACCTGCACTGCCTCAAAGTTTTTACTCAAGTTCGGATCAATATTTACCACCCCTTCAATGTGACCATTATATTGAACTCCATAGAATGTACTATAGTTACCTGAGTTGGCTACATAAATTTTGTTCTGGTCGTCTGGTTTACTTGTATAGTAAGTGTTCCCACGACTAGTAATGATATTCGGATACTCAGTCATGAACCCAATAAAACCACCTTTCACTTCATCATAAACCAATGTAAATATTTTAAAGTACTGTGGATGTGTATCAGGTGTTAACTTTTGCCATCTATTTGCCCACGTTGCTCCAAACTGAGGTACTGAATTAATAGTATCTAGATTGTTTACTGTTTTCAAGTATACAAATGGTACACCAGAAATATGTCGATCAGCAACCTCGGGCTCTCCGTAGTAATTGAAATCTAACACATCACCACTGTGACTATTAACAACCAATGAGTTTATCGGATATTGAACAAACGTAAGATAGCTCGTGTCCGTATATGTCTGAAACTCAGATATGCTTGGGTCTACTGCTGTAAATGACATCACAACTTCATAAAATCTTTGGTTGTAGCCAATAACTACTCCCTGACCAGTAATTGGTTGATCTTGTCTAGTATGCCAATCCGTATTATTCATCAAATAGGATATCAATCCTTTATCCGAAATAACTTGAACTCCATTACCTGCAAAGCGTATTAATTTCTTTGCCCTACTATTCCACCAATACAAATTCTCATCTCCAGTAAAGGTTTTACCCTTGGCAATAGCAAATTTATTAGTTGCTCCAAAACTACTGAGCTGCTGCCCTTTGTTGTTCAGAACCCCACCTGTACCAATAATTAGTTCAGTACCTGAGTCACTATTAACCACTTGAGTATCACCTACATAATGTCTTATAAATGCATCTGGCTGTAACGAGTATAAGTTACTATTTACAGTTACAATATCAACTATCTCACCTTGGTTAGTATCTAAATCAACAACATCAATAGGCTTAAATACTCTGTAGTTATCTCTCTCAGAGCCAGTGCTTTTGACTTGTGAAAATCTTATAGACGCTGGACGCTTACCATCCCATCTAGAGTTAGGGTCAAAACCAGTTTCAGTAAAGACATTATCTATCACTGAAAACTGTGAATCATAATTATTCTGATTGTCTACTTCCGGCCATTGCTCCAGCCAGTAAAGTAATCCAGTTCCCCACGCTCCTTGCGGTAGCTCTGCATAAGTAACTACGTTTGAAGCCAATGTCGCTACACCTGTAAATGTAGGTGACCAATCTCGAATATACGCATTGCCTGCACGTTTGTAACCTGCTTCGTTGATACCGGTAATAAATTTTTCCATGTACTGCGGATAAACAAATCCGGGACCTTCCTGTTCATCATTGTGGTCTATTGTATAGAACATCTGCGTATTAGAGATGTTCTGTGAATAGAATGAATACGCCAATCCGAAACCATAATTCAATGAGTTATAAGTACTCATACGCATTTTTAAATGCGACTTTTGAGTAAATACATCTCCTCCGAAAACAGATACATTTGATTGTATGCCCCTTTCGTTACCTGTCATTATATATAAATGATTGGTTGTTTCATACACACTCTGCTCTTTATTGGCTGGGTACTTTGCGGTGTTGCCCTTGTCACGGAAAATTTGAGCATATACTAATCCTTCTTTATTAAATGTGCCTGATCCAGTAGCATACAAACCAGTGTATCCGGGAATAGTACTTAGTTTTGTTGTCAACTTGAATACTGTACAGGCTTTCATATTGCTGAAAAATGGATTTACACTAGCATAAGTTCTACCCTCGGGTGGAACACTAATTCCATTTTTAACCTTATCCATTCCTCCAAACGGTCTTGCTTCACCTGTCTGAAACTTTTCCGCTTCAGCAATTGTAAAATCAGTATACGGTACTAATGTGTTTTTGAAATAGCCTGTGTACTCTTGATGTACAGACTCATAGTCACCTGTATTAAAACCTTGAAGCGTATACTCATCATATGGTACTGGCACGCTTAAAACTTTCATCTTGTCACCTGCAACATATGTATACTGTACTTGGTTGAAGTACATGTCGGGCGAGTGGAAATAACCAAACTCAGAGTTATCAGTATTGCCCAACATGATATCATTTTGATAGGATGATGTTCTAAATGCTAAACTATGATCTCTTCTACAATAATTTGACGGAAAAGTAGAAAACGTAAATGATGGCGTTCTAACTACATCCTTGTGGTAAGGAATCAAATTATCTACCCCTAGACCGGGATCTGTATCTTCTCTCACTCCTCCTACAAGAAGTCCAGTTGCCAATACCTCGGGTATCCGATCACATCTTACAATTCTATACGCTTTTATCAAACGATACAGAGGTTCTCCATCAACTTGATAATCTAAATTGATATTGTGAAATTTAGGATAGTAGATGTTGACGTAATCAGAATCTAGATTTGTAAAGTTTGTAGTTGTAATGTTATTGGCTGATCTGCGTGTAGGTGATGTACAGTTAGTTGCTGACAAGTCAAAACGAATATCATCTACCCAATATGGCGAAGACCATTTACCAGTTTTTTTCCACTGAACTTGTATACCAAAACGATAGGTATCATTCATCATGTAACCAGTATAGTTCAATACATTCTGAGGATCTTGGTATTCACCAAAACGATAGTTAGGATAAGTCTTATTTGTATCTCCTTTACCAAAACGATTGCCACGCCAAACACTTGGTATTTGTTTAATTTCAAGACTGTGGGTAATTTGAGATGCCCACTGCGTCAAATCAGCATCGACCATTTCTTCAATGTTTGAAATAAATAGTCGATTACTGTTGATTCGCAAACTCTTCACTTTTGTCACTTTTGCTGTAAGAGCTAGTATTTCTGCTGGGGACAATGGGAAATTGTCTTGACCATTGTTGCTGTGAACAACTTCAATTGATGTTTCGTTATTCAAACGATATCTCTGAACCATTGAAGCAGTAAAAGTATCTCCTTCATATTCAATAGCAACCAATTCAAAATAAGCGTATTCTCCCGGGGGAATGTTATCTACTCTGAGTTTTATTGATTTGTTTGTCAGAGTCCCCGGCTGATCACCTTTTACTAAAGAAGCACTAGTTGTGTTTGTGCTAAATACATTAATAAGACCACTAGGATACAAATAATCTGTACCCACAAAATCATCGGTCACAAAACGACCAGAATATCTTTTGTTACCACACTTCAGTGATCCACCCCCTTCAGTACTTTCCAAGTAGGTAATTGTAGCAGATGGTGTATCTACGAACAGGGCTGTTTCTTTATCTACTTTAGATATATCAATAGTGCCACCGTAAGCAGTCAATACTCCATCCTGCACATAAGGGTATGGTACACTCAGTGCTCGGGGTTTATTGTAGTTGTCAGTCCAATATATATTGACATCTTGCGTACGTTTTTCTACGTCAGCTTGTATCTGATAATCAACATTAAATCCTAATCTCTTAGATTTTAACAGCCTTGTATATGTATACGAATCTGTTGCCGAGTTATATTGAACTACACCAATTTCACTTAAACTACGAAACGGTGTGATATAACTTGCTGATAGATAATTTGGAGTAGCCAAAAAGACAATGGTATCATCGCCCACACTTTCCATTCCGATAATTTTATACTTCGCCACTAACGAAGTAAAATCTACCCACTCAGAAAGTTGAACAAGTTTATCGATTATGTTTCCTGACTCAATAATCTCAAAATCATCCCATGTAGTGTGCGATACATCAAAATATCCGCTTTCACTATCGATGTAGGTAAATGAAGTATAAACAAATCCAGCACTAAACGCAGTAAGAATCGTCTGTATTTGTGTAGTAAGTGAATTCACAGGAGTCGATGTCAACTCTTGTGAGCCAGAACCTGCAGAAGTAATGTCTATAATTGAAGTTAACGCTGCATTAGAATACAACTCAATAACAGTTCCAGAAATAACTTTTACATAGTAAGATGACCCAGATACAAGTGGTGTCGCTGCCGAACCAAATAAATTCAAGTAAGTTACAAGCTGACCATTGGAAAATGAGTGAGCACCTCCAAACGTAATTCTATTTAAAACTGTATCAATACTAGAAATCAAAATGCTAGTGGGCGATAACGCGGCTGTATAAGTAGTAGGACCACTTAATACGTTGTTACGATAAATGCCAATAGATCCATTAATTAAATATGGGTAGGTGGCTTTTACATATACTCTCCAAACAGTTTCTGTAGAAGTAGGATCAGGTATAGTTACTTTTAGACTATTTCCCTTCATAGGAGAAACAGCCTGCAAATTAGACGATGAATCATCTCTATGTCTAATATTTTGGGCATCTATATAATTACCACCAGATACACCCTGTGGGTCTGTATCCTTATCCATGATACCATTCTGAAGTAATTTTACGTGTATTCCCATAGTTATAAATTAGCTGCTCTTTGCAGTTGATACTCCCTCTTGTAATTATCCATTACTGGTGCATAACGATCAAAGTGTCTCCTACTGTATTTCCAACCAATATAAGCTACAAGCATACGCTCCCATTCATCCTTCAAATAAACTGTGCCATCTTCATCTACAGGATAACCTTTGTACGATATGACGAACTTGGTACCATCTGCAATCTCTAATGCAGACATAAATATAGCGTAGTCGTTCTGAATTTCAAAATCATATGATTCACAATATGTCTGCCCTTCGCAAGTAGATACACTTAGAATCTGATTCCAAGCGTTGGGCAATGGCAGACGAGAGTCTTCTATTTCGCTAATGTAGGTGTAATTACGTAAATTACTACCGGATCTAAACGTCTTCAATACTTGGTTTACCAATATTTTAAACCAAAGTGCATTTTCAGAATAACTGATTTGCAATTCCTCACAGGCTGCTGCAATTACATCTTCAATTTTCATCGGTAATCAGATTAATTTTGTTTATTTGGAACAGTGTCTAACGAATCAGATATTACATCGGCTGTACGAACCATCTTACGCATGAGTTCTACACTAATCTGCTCAACAATGTCATTCTCCATAGCCGCATCAATCGGATATTGATCGATGTCGGTACGATAGTTTGGAACTTCGGTTGGATCGTTAAATAACGCTTTTACCAATAACTTTCTAAACTTGGGGTTTTTATAAATATGAATATAGAATTTGCCATCATAATCTGCTTGGTAATCCCATACGATTCCTTTTTCCTTTTGAAACATTGAATGCATAGATAATGCAGTGTAGTTTGAACGAATCCGCATAAAAGGCTTTTGTGCATTCACATGACCAACATAAATAAAACCATCATGACGATCATCCAATCTTATTACAGTCGGGCATGGAAACTTAACGACATCGCAACCTGCTTCAACTTGAGCTTCCAATAATTCAACACTATAGGCTTGTACACACGCTTCGTTAATGCGATCACTCAACGATTGCTTAGTCAGTGCAGATAGTATAGATGCTCGAGCAGTATGTATTTTTGACTCGATATATGGTTCATCAAAGCGTGTTTCGTCAGTCGTATTTCCCCCACCAATATTAGATAGGATTCTATGTACTATTTCTCGTAGAGTACTCATCTATTAAGGATTTATTGAGATGTCCGCAGCAGCATTCTGCCGAACTTCAGCATCTCGCACTTGTGCAGAATATGTCATTACACACTCATCAGCCAGACGATACAAGAACTTTTCTGTGTATGCTGTGATCTGAGTGGCCCCAGTCGCTAAAAATATATGGCCAGTCGCACTAGTAGGTTGTGAAAAATAATCTATTGTGATTGATACTGGCTGTGGAAACAAATACAATGCTTTGTTATTGGCAGTTCCTACAATGCGGTTTTGTATTTGATACTTAGGTTGAAATATTGTAGCCGTATGATACACATCTTTTTTTCTGTCTGAAAACCTAGGTGTAGCTTCAAAAGTTCTGGTCAAGTATACAGCAGCTGCCGGATCTACAGGAGTAGCACTGCTAATAGTAAATGTTGTTTTAGTAGTTGCCGTAACTACTCCAGTAACTGCGATTACTTTGATTGTATCGCCAACCCTAACTGTATGACCAGTAGAAGTAAATACTGTAGTATACGGACCTGCACCTGTAGTAACACGAGTAAGAACGCCTAGCAACGTATCAAATGTACATGCCACTCGGAACAAGTGCATGTAAGTTCTATCCAAACCTGTTAGATCAAAATAAGGATTTGATACAGTTTTAACCTCATCCTTAATTAAAAGACTCCAGAGTTCATCGTATTCTTTTTGAGCATCGAGATCCCTGTAAGTTCTTTCACACAAACGGTATATTGTTTCCTCAATAATACGATTAGCTTTGCCAGTGTCTATATAGGCACTGTAGGCTTTATCGATTTTTTGTTGAAGTAATGTGTAAAATTCAGCCCCGGTCATTTAACACAAATATACAAAAATTAATTATTTCAATCGAATATACTTTTTTGTCTCTTCAAATCCTCTACTTTGTTTTTGTAATGCTCTATCAGATCAAGCATTTCATCAGTCGTATACTTTTTCACTTGTTTTGAAAGTAGAACCATTTTGTCAGCCATGCCAGTACCGTATTTAATATCCAGTCGCTTCCCGAATTCGTACTGCATACCACTTAATCCAACATTACACGCATAGCATTGGGGTGCACAATTGTGTTCATGAAACCGAGTGGACATAAATCTTCTAGACTGAAAATGCCCATTCTGTATTGCTTTAAAATACTCTTGTCGGTCACAAGTAAAACATTTTACCCTGCCTTGATTATCTGAATTGACCAATCTAATGTACAGTGAAAAAAAGATGTCTAGTTTTTTGGTCAGTTGAGATATACTGAGTCGTTTCTTTTCTCTTTTGACTGCTTTTCTCTCCTGAGCTTTTTCTTTAGCGTATTTTTTGTAGCACGTCAAGCAGAGTTTTTTCCTAAAATTCGCATACGGACGATCTCGTTTACAACCAGAACATACACTTTCTTTTACTCGCTTTACGGCCTCTCCCTTAATTGGAGTTTTCTTTTCTTTTTTCTGAATCATGTGGCATCAAATAAAAAACCCCTCCTAAGAGGGGTTTCATGTGAACGAATAAACTCCTTAGACGGTCAAACCATCAACAAGGGCGGTCTTCTTTTCTCGTGTTTTCTTAACCTCCTTGATCTTTTCGGCAACTACCTCAGTAATATCTGATTTAGTCATGTCGTCAAGATTTTTAGCAGGTTGAGTAACAGCTTTATCTACTTCTGGAACAATAAAGCCATAAAATAAATCTTTGTCGCTATTACACATGTCGACTACGTCCCTCTCAGTAGGACCAAGAGTACGACCACCAACACGATAAAAACCACTTTCATACTTAATCAAGCCAAGCGTAATTGCCTTATTGGCATACACTTTAACCTTTTTGTCTGAATCTACTGCATTATAGAAATAATCAAATACGTTTTTACGTACGATAGCTTCCCCTGTTAAGTTTGGACCAACCAAACGAGAAATCAATTCCTTGTGCGACAAGCTTCTGGCATCGATTCCCAAAGCAAAGGCCAAATCATATTTTTCTTCAAATGACAATGACATGCATTTCAATGCTGTGTCAAAGTTTTCTCCCAACTTTGCTACTTCATTGTCGATGATTTTGTGTTGCAAAACCAATGTAAACAAAGCATTTATCAAATTAGGATTGTCATGTCCTTCAGATAAGACCAATGGGTGATTCATGTAAAAATCGACTACCGCTAGTTCATAAGGATTAGAATCCTCATATTCCAACGTGTAGATCGCACCGTCATTTAGCAGTACGTCAAATTGTTTAAATGAACCATCTTGTTCAAAGTCTGAAATAATACGTTTACCGTTTTCTACACAGTAAAGATGTTTACGACTCACTTTGTCGTAGTAAGCTCCTTGCAAGGTATAGGTACCTTTGGGAGAGCGAGATGATAAGAGTATTTTACGTAACATATAAATATTTGTCGAAGATAAAGAAATAAACCAAATAAAAAAATGGGGGAGTCTCCCCCCCCATTAAAAGCACCAAATTAATTACAAGTTGTAAGTTGCAGGTGAAGACAACGGAGCAGCAATGAATGCATCAATTGCTGTTACCAAAGTTGCGTTATTGGTAAAGATAACTTGCTCAAGGTATTCTTGTCCGGGGTTAACGTGACCAGAAGCATTACTTTGTTTTACTTTGAAGCAGTACTCAGTGTAAACTTGACCAGCTACTGCGTTGCTCAAGCCACGCAATGCCAAGTTAGCAGCCAAACCATAAGGCTTAGCAAAAGCTACAGTCTGAGCCACAGCCAAAGTACCTGCACCTACGCTAATACAGTTGATGTTCTGAGGAACAGTTGTATTAGAAGTTACAGTCACTAAGGTAGTACCGTCAGTCGCAGTTACACCGTAAGCTACACCGATTGCGTTGATAGCTGCAGTCAAACCTGCAGTAATCTCAGCAACAGTTGCAGTAGCATCAGAAGTGAAGCTAGCAGTGAAAGTCTGCAAGTTAGGACCGAAGTATCCCCAATCAGACTCTTTGTACACCTGAATAGTCACAGAGTAAACTGTGCTGTTCGTAGCGGTAGGAGTCAAAGTTTGGCTACGAGAAGTACCAGCAGCACCAGCTTGCTTAGTAACACTGTAGATACCCAAAACATCCATAGGGATAAAACGCTGAGCTTCAGGAGAAGTCAAGTCAGATCCAGAACGGTTGTTCACAAACAATTTGCCTTGGTCTACTGTCAAAGTAGTGGCGTTATTCAATAAAACTACGTTTTGCATTTTCTTAAAAATTAAGCGATTAATTCAACCAATCCGCAACGCTCAGCAGCGCAATACAGACCGCAATCAGAAAGAATGTGGAAATCCACACCATCAACATCGCTTGAAGCCATAGATCCGCTCATTCCGTTAGCAATTACTTGCTTCAAAGAAGAAGGATTAGAATCTTGCAAGCCGATCATACCGGGGACGTAAGCTGCCAACATTTCATCATTGTTGAAGTGATACTTCTGCAAAGGAGAAATAGTTCCGCTACCATCAGCAGCAGGGATTGGAGTCAAATCCAATACATACATGCTGTGAGACTGACGAGGCTTACCAGTAACACCAGACAAATCGCCTTTGAATGCATCGTCATCCAACAATGCCCAACGAACGAAGTCAATTTTGATACCAGCATAGCTGTAAGTCATTACATTCAAACCTTCAACTGATACACCACCCAAAGTGTTGGTATTACCAGCGTACTGAATGTAAGCAGACAACAAAGTTTGCAAACGAGCCATCATAGCAGTACCCATCAAAGCGACAAGGTTACGACCATTTTCAGCACTCTTACGAACCAAAGTTTCCAAGAAATCATTAAACTGAGTTTGAGTGATTTCAGCAGTCAAAGGCAAGTATACACCGCCATTGTTGATGATAGACCAACGCAAACCAGCAGTAGTGTATGATTCACCTTGAGGACCGCTGATGATAGCACGCTCAGAGAATGCATATTTGAATTCCAAACTCTTAGAGAATTTACGGAGAGTCAAATCATCATATGAACGGTACCAGAAATCACCCTGCCACTTAACGAAAGAAGAAGCACGATCTCTACGAGCTTGGCTTGAGCTTTCACGAGTGATAGCAGTGTAAGTGTAATCAGTTTGTGGAACAAAGTTCAAAGGAGTTTTACCATTGCTGTAGCGGTTAGCAGAAGAGTCAAACAATACTTTTGCCATACTACCAGCCAAGAAGTGGGTAGCAGTAGCGAAAGTGGTGCTCACTCGCTTAACAATGATCAAGTTTCCACCGCCAGAAGGCTTGTCAACGATGATACCTTGTACCATGTTGTTATCAGCAATAATATCACCGACACGGAAGTTAGATGCATCATCAAGAGTAACCTGCAAAGCTTCACCAGTGGCATAGCCAGTTGGAGTGGTAGAAGCAGCAGCCACACGAGAATAAACAGAAAGATTTCCAAGTGCACTGATTTCTACTTTAGGCTGAGGGCTTGAAATAGAAGCAGACAATTTGGAAGTCAACTGAGTCAAAACATTGTACCCATAATCTTGGGCGTAAACCATAGCCATTTTATTAGGCAGGCTCAACCCCCTAAGGAGGAGCGACTGGTTTAAATCGAGGTTAGTAACTGGACTTGCCATTTTCTTTTTTTATTATATTTTTTTGGCGGTTAGGTAGGCATTAAACGCATCATCTGCATTCGTAGCTTTGAAGCCACCTGTTGCATTTGAAGGTCCTTTGCCACTGCTAGGATTTGTTGTCGCCATCAACATTTCTTTCCTACCAGCGTTTTTGGCTGCTGTAACATTAGTACGGACGATATCCTTTCCATACAAACGCCACAAAGCAAAATCAGCCATTAATTCTGTGTCAAGTGAACCGTCTGCACGATTTAATGAAATCTCTTTTTTCAAAAAGTTCTTGATTTTAGCCGACATTTCGTCCGTCACTTTCAAACCGTAAACTTCTTTACCTGAAATTTCTTTCGCCAATTGATCCACTTCACTTTCAAAACGCTCAACAGTCTGACGGTACTTATCTTCTTGGACAGCATTTTTCTTAGTCAGTTGTTTCAACTTCGACTCAGATTGCTGCAAAAAGGTATTACGGTACTCCTGTATGAGTTTTTTTCTTTGGAAAAGCGACATGCCGTTGAACTCTTCAACTGCTTGTGCATAGTCATCACCATCGAATCCTTCCAACTGTTTGAGCCCTAGCTCAACAATACTGGCATCATCGAGGGTGTTATAATCCGGCAAATTAAACTCAGAGACAAAGTCTTTGAGCGTCTTACCAGATTTTTTAAATTCACGAAGCAACTGAATGTCTTCGTCTTCATCTTGAACCTCTTGGGTTTCAGTGGGTTTAGCAGAGTTAGCGTCAGTGGTGTTAATACTTGCTGCTTCTGTCTTTTCATACCATGGGGTTTCTTCTACTTCTACAGGATCTTCTGTATTAATAACTGGTTCAGAAACCTCAGGCGAGGGTTTAACTTGTGTAACCGAATCTGTAATTTGATCATTTACAGTGGTAGGTTCAGCTGCAACAGGTTGAACTGGCTCAACTTCCACCTTGGGCTGCTGAGGTTCTTTTTGTTGTTGCTGCAAAATTTGTTGTTCGATAGTATCGTACATATAGTGCAAAATTAATTAAATTTCCTAGAAAGCAAAGTGTTTAATAAAATATACATTTTTTATTATTCTGGTACAGTAGCTTGTTCAGTTGGTTGTGCTTCTGCTGCCATTTCTTCAGATGGGGCAGCAGGTGCCTCTTCTACGGTAGGTTCTTCGTTTGCTTGAGCTGGCATGTTCTTCGCCATGTTACCAGCAACTTGCAACTCAGCTCTATAGTTGTTACCGTCTTGAGCCATTTGTGCTTGTTCCTTCTGCATGGCCATTTGTGCTTCCATCTGAGCAGCTTGCATCATCTGAGCTCTTTGTGCTTCTAGCTTACGCTCACGATCTTTTTTGTCCATGGCATATTCAAGTTCTTTTAACAACTCAGTGTAGGTTTTTGCAGTTTCGATACGGATATAATCACGCATATCAATCATTTGATTCTGCATGGCCGCCTGTGCAATAGCCAATAGACGCTCACGAGCTGCTTCGTCAACGAAATCTTTGATCTTAATGTATACGCCAAAATCTTCAAACTGAAACTCTTCGGTCAATTCCAAGTATTCAATGCCTCGGTTATCAACCAAGCCAATGGTATCTGTTTCCAAATCCATTAACGAAATCTTGTATTGATTCAAAGAGTACTGTAGATCCTTTTCCAAAAATTGAATGAAGCCTTGATATAGGTAAGCGGTTCCCAAGTTAGATTGAGCAATTGTACCTGCCTGTGTCTTAGCCCCCAAGTAGCCAGCCTGTTGACCCATTGCGACCTTTGGTACGTTGACGATTTCTTCCATGATACGCTCTTCCTCACGTTTCAAAGCAATGATTTGTTGTACGTTAGGATCCAATGTCATATCAACAACTTCTACAACTTTATTGTAATCTGCGTTGTTGAAGTCTTCACCTGTCATGTTGCCATCGGTGATGTGAATCCCCATTCTTTGGAAATCGTTTAACACATCCTGTGCTGTAGCAGATCCCAATTTATGTTTATTTAAAATGAAGACTTTGCCTTTAGCACGGTCTGTCATTTTGGTAATCTCATGGTTAAGGTAATCGATTCGATCTTGGTGTTTATGCAAACGAGATGCGATAGATCGAGTTTCACCCATCACCATATTTGGCAAAAAGATTTGAATTGGCAACTGAACATCAGTAGGATCATCTGTTCTACGAACAATGTTATTTGCTTCTCCGTAATCAACTACATATTTATTGGCAATCAAGGTTCCTTTGTAGATTGTCTTTATAAAGTATTTTGAATTGGTACGTGTTCTCATTTTGGCAAAGTGTTCGTTGCCATATTGATCTTTCACTTGTTCGTATCTCAATTCTTTGTAGCCAACCCAATAACCCGTAACGCATGCCATCTTTGGGACACCGCTATAGTTATACCACCAACGCAATTTGTTTGAGGTTATGTATTCCTCTCCCAACATTTTATCCATGGTCTGGGTATTTACTGTTTTGATTTCGTCAATCTCTTGGGGTGTCAGATGCTGAATAAATTCAGGCTTAGCAAGAATTTCACCGGGAGTAAGCCAATCAATCTTACCGCAGTAGTGTGCTCTATTATTAAAGTCATCATCTACTGAGTTATCCCAGATCAAGTTATAAGGTAGAATGATTTCTTTAAACTGCCGTCCGTTCTTAATTGAGTTCTCGATACCACAAACGCCACCCAACAATAGATACAAGAATGCTTGTTTGTATTTTTCAATAAACTTGTTTCTATGTAGAATATCTTCAGCAAGTCTTTGAGCGACAACTTCAGAATACTCCTTGTAGTCGTACATCATGAACTTCCGAAGATCCTCAGGCATTTCAAACTCATCCATGCCAGTAGGAGTAAACTCAACTCCCTTCTGTGACATGATATCAAAAATCTCTTGGTACTTGATCTTCAGCATTCCAAGAGCCAGTATTTCATTCTTTTTAGAGACTAGGGCTTCAGATGTAGCACGAACAGATGGTTCAATGTTTTCAATCATCTTAATCGCATTGCCAATCATAAAGTCAATCATTGAGGTCAACTTCTGTCCATTAATCCATACACTAGGCAGATCGCAGTTGTCTTCGTCTTTAGTCTTGTAGTAATAGTCTCGGTTTTCTTGTTTGCCAAGGTAGTAAGTGAACATGCGGAGCATTTCATCTACAGGCTTTTCAAAAGTTGCTGTGCTTTGATACCCCAACATATTCTGCTGCGTATTGTATTTTTCTGCAACATACCGCAGCGAATCCATATACCACTTTACATCTTTCTGTATCTCTGGTATAAACTGATTGGGTTGATCTCTTAAAGCAATCATTTATTACAAATTTACACAAATATAGAAAAGTAAAACAAGATTTCTCTTATTTTACTATTAGAGTACTAGTATAACATATTTGCTTGGTACAGGACCAATGAGTGAGTTATCCCTTAAAAGGGTTATCACATTGGTCATACTGTGACTTGCTCGTACACAGTCCCAATATCAATGAGGCATGCAAGCTCATTAACTTGGAATCAACTGTCGAAGGTTGCATCCTCCGTCCGGTCCTGCGACTCATTCCTTAGTGCCATCGCTGTGCTGTGCCGGAATCCCATGGTAGCACACTACCCTAAACCGCCACCGTGTTCTCACCGACCGATTTAGGGGGATACAAATTTATACTACTTTTCGAGAAATCAAAACGTACTCAACAAATTTTTTGAAGAAAGATATTCCATATCGTGAAACATCATATCCCACGGGCTCACATTAAAAGTAAAAGCCAATACGATTGTAGTATGCAAGATGTTTTCATCGATGTAGTAATCTTCTGACACCAGCAGTTGACTCTTGAACATATAGTTATCTTGTCCAGTTTTGCGTTTGACTTCTTCGTATAGCTTTGCGAAATTCATATTCCGCTCACGCATGATATACTTGATGTTCTTGGTAATGTTCTTGATGATGTGATTTACTTTTAATTCTTTCTGCTGAAAGAAGTACGTTTTGATTAGATCCTTGACTTTGATGTCTTCAATTACTTGTGAGTGTCCTTCTTGTTTGATCGCAATTATTTCCTGATCAATTTCATCCATGGTTAGTTTTTTTCTTGGCATTTTTATATATTTGTGTTAACGTCTCTCGGACACAAAAATAGGAAACCTTTATTACTTATATATATGGCACTCGGAAACAACTCGTCCTCAATTTACTTGGACTTAAGAAACGGTAAAGTTTATCGTTACAGCAAAACAAACGAACCCGGCACAACAGCAATTCAAACTGCAAAGGGCGAAACACGGTACTTCTACATCTACGATTTTGTAGAGGGGCATGTCACAAACTTCTCAACTCGACAGGAGGACATTCAAGGAAAACTTAAACTGAAGTTTCAGATCCATTTGAAAGATGGCAATGATGACTACATAGTTAAGATGGATGTAGACTCATCTTACTTCAGAATGTTCTGCAGCGTAATCCCCAACATTGATTGGAATTTCCCTGTAAGATTAATACCACGGATCAAGGAAGAGCAAGGCGTAAAGAAGTCCTCTTTAATTACAGTAAACAATGGTAAGCCATGTAAGTTTGCTTTCACCAGAGAGAATCCTAACGGCAAGCCGGAAGTAACCTTTACTAAAAACAAAAAGGGTGAAGTAATTGACATTGATCGTGAGGAGGAGCAACAGTTCTTCTTCAACTTGATTGCAGATGCCAAAACCAAATTGGTACATCCAGCTGTGGCACAACCTGCTCCTACAAGTGACCGTGTTGCAACAAACGTAAAGCCTGCTCAAAACTTTTCAGAGGATGAAGCCTTTGAAGATGATGACTTACCATTTTAATATTATTGAATGAAAAGCTCATCAAAGATTGCTAACCCCATGTTAGCAGAAGCCATCAGCAATACCATTGTCAAACCATCTAAACGCCCTCGTATTAAAAAGGATGAGGCTGCTCCTGAAAATGAAGTAGCCTCCCTCCCCGGGGGAGAAGCTCTACAGAAAGTAGAGAAGAAGGTTTTTGATCATATACAACATCATTACGACAAGGATGCTAAGATCCAGAAGCAATCGTGCATGAAAGCCGCAGCTTCCGTTTATAATCCACCTTTTGGCGAGGAACCAGAAATCATAGCCAACAAGGTAATTCAAATCGCAGAAAAACTATACCAATGGGTGAACTCAAACTAATCAACATCGACAAAGAAACCAACTATGACGAATGGCTAGCATTTCGTCAAAATGGTCTCGGGGCTTCAGACATAGGCACACTTATGGGTCTGAACCCCTACAAATCTAAAATTGAACTATTCTACCAAAAGGTAGGAGTCATACCCATCAAACAAGATGAAAACATTCCCATGTTCTATGGCAATCGTCTAGAAGACTTTGTAGCCAATATGTGGGAGTATTTCGATGGAGAAGATCCCGAATCTGTAATCACCAACTACAACGCAGGAAATAAACTAAAACACTGCAAACCAGTAACAGGTTACATCGTCAATAGCGACTATCCCAATTTGTTCCTTTCTCCAGACCGCATCATCGTAAACAAAGAAACTGATAAACTAGTTTACGGTGGTCGCCTAATTGAAAAAAATTTCAAGGGCGTTCTAGAAGTTAAAACCATTAACGGTTTCGCATCCAAACAATGGGACGGTGGTATACCCCCATCCTACGTTACTCAACTCCAAACCTACCTCTTCGGTCTGAATCTTACCTACGGTGAAATTGTTCTCTTTGAAGATGGTCGTAAACTCTCCTCCATCCACATGGATCTTAACCCTACACTCAAACAACAAATCCTTGAAGCAATGGAAGACTTCTGGGAACGTGTAGATGCCGCTAAAGCTGATCCCGAAAACATTCAACTCTATGAACCTGAACCCGATGGTACAGAAGCATTTGAAAAGTTCCTCAACGACAAATACGCAAACTCAGAAATTAAAACCCTACAAGGTACTCCCGAACTTCTACAAATAGCTGTCACCCACAAAGTAATCGCAGCCGAAATAAAAGAACTAGAAGCCAAAAGTCGTGAATGCTCTAACCTCCTTAAAAATACCCTCAAAGAACATGAAGCACTAGACTTCGGTCAAAGCGGTAAAGTAATATGGCGTACAGACTCTAGAGGCATTAGATCACTCCGTAATAACATTATTATCAATGAATAACAAAAATGTTCCCCCTGTAGTCCGTAGAATACTATCCAATAGAGACGAAATACTCTACCACCTGTCTCGTGAAAATCGTACAATAGAACAAGAATATAACCTCGTCCTTAACAAACAATCTAAACTGCCTAAACGTCTACGTGACTTTATTATCCAATACTACGAAGTTCAATCAACTCAACTGCCAAATGAAACTGACTCCCCTATCCCCCAGTGAAAAATCCTTCCTAGATCAAATTAGATCCTACTTCCAAGACTCTATCGGTGAAATACCTTGGGAAAAAGACTACATAATCCTACGCCTTACCCAAAAATCATCCAAAGACTTCTCCGATATCATCTACATCCCCACCCTACAGCCTGACCCAAACGAATACTACTACCAGACATTTAAATGTAACTCCTTTAAACACGACCAAACCAAAATTATTACAGGCTCTTTCACCTACCGCCTAGCATCTAGGTTCAACTGCGTCTACGCACAACAAATATGCCCGGTGTTCTACGAAAATACACTCTCCCACTCTATCCTCTCTGATCACTATCAACCCAAACTGAACGGTCTAAACATCCTATTTCACCCAATACACTCCATTCTGCCCATTATGAGCCCCATTTCAGCATCCTCCAAAGGCTCAATCATCGTAGAACCCAAAGCTTACCCCACTATCAAAGAACACTACCGCAAAGGACAAACAGAAATTAAACTCTTCGTTGTCGATATGCACCTTTTACTCTGATTTTGCGTTTTGTCTAACTTTTGAAAGTCTCAACCCGGGAAATCGGCAGACAAAAGTTAAACAAAACACCATTTTACCCCCAAATACAAGGCCCAGTACTACCCTATACCGGGCCTTTTTTATATCCCCCCCCCACCCTAAATCAAAAAATACAAGTTTGTGTGAGCGGTGGAGGTTATACGTAAAAAAAATCAGAGCAATACGCCAAAAAAAACATCCCCTCCCTTTCGTGCCTACGCCCATACGCAAAACAGCGTGTTTGTCTTGCGGATGGTTTCGGTCGCGAATTAAAAATCAAACTGACCTTTGGTCAACCTAGGTTTTAAAATGCGTAACCAACATTTGTTGGTGTCGGACTGAGGCAATTTCAGTGGCTTTAAAGGGTTTCAACCTTAAGGTTGGCTTGCCTTAAATAAAAAGTTTGTGTCTCTCTTCAAATCAAACCCTTGGTTTGCCTCAGAAAAAGTGTCCAATTTTGAGTGTCCAATTTTCTATACGAAGTATAGGTTTATATATTTAACAGAGTTTCAAACTCTTAAGAGTTTGGTAGGACCTTAAAGAGATAGTTGAAGAGCCTCGTGCCGGGGTGTGCAAGCGTGACTTTGGCGTGTAGAACTGTGGATCAAAGTGACGAGGCTGGATGTATGCTTGAGGATGTATGTTTGGATGCTTGATGGTGTGTGTATGACGCAAGATTAAACGAAGTTTAGATGAATTGTGGACAACTAATTTTATCCTTTAGGATAAGAGGTGTGGATAAGGTGGTTTGGTGAACTGAGGGAGGGAAGCCCTAATTACTTTGGGTTTTTATAGAGTTATTTACTCACCCTTTTTAGGGTGAGGTAAGTAAATAACTCTTATATAAAAACACAAAGTAAAATTATGAAAACTGCAAAAAACACCAAGACAATGCAAAGCATCACTGCCAACATCACTGAGTCAATGAAACAGAGTTTCGTTGAAAGTAGCAAGACAATGAGTAAGGATGAAATCCTTAGCCATTTGAGTTCATTCGCTAACCGTAAGGTTAAGAAAGCGTGGTTAACAAAGCGGATTAACGACAGAGTCGTTTACCTTACATTCTTAAAGCAAGCATCAACCGAAGGTTGGAAGCACTTTTATGGTCAGCCTATTCATCAGAAGTTTGTAGAACTTCAGATGTCTACTCTTCAATCTATGATTGATGTTCGTTTAAAACTTTCTCCTGAAGGAGAACGAGAGGCACTGTATGAGACTTATGTAAGTCCTTTAACTAAAGTTCAACCAAAGGTTGTTCAGAAGCCCCAAGCCAAAGTTCAACCGAAGGTTGTCAAGGAAGTTCCTCAGCCAAAGGTTGCCAAGGTAGTCAAGATTACCAAGCCACAACCGAAGGTTGTTGAGCAAGACGAAATGACAAGAGTCATTGATCTTCTTTCAGAAGTGACCAAGCAAGTTACAACTTGTCTCAACAAGTTGGTTGAACACAGCAATGCAATTGCTGAATTGCAAAAGGTTGTCAACCAACCGAAGGTTGTAGAGAAGCCTAAGGCAGTTAAACAACCAAAGGTTGTAGCCAAGGGACCGAAGTTGACTGAGTTGCTTAGCAAAGACAAGCCAACCAAACAACCAAAGGTTGCCAAGGCTGAGCCAACAACTCCTAAAGGAGTCAAGGCTAAGAAACAACCAAAGGTTGGTCCTGCAGTAAGCCTCATGACGGCTTTTTGGAATGCTGCTCAGCCAAAGCAAGACAAGAAATCTAAGATTTCTCACGAAGATGCTTTCCAACATCGTTCCGATGTAGAAAAAGGTCAGTACAAGAAGTTTCGCATGGAGGTTTTTTAACCTCCATGTTTTACAAAAGTTTCACCAATTAACCATTCAAAGAAAAAATCATGCAGTTATTAAAAGAAATCACCATCGGAATCGCTTTGCTTTCCCTAATTGCCTACGGCATCTATTGGATGCTTGACATCAAAAATCTTAAAAACTAAATCTATGAAAAAAGACTCACAAACCATCGTCCTCCTTCTATTTGCATTGGCTTTCTACACAAACGCAGTTTGGTCTGCCTTTTCTAATGACTTGCCTGCTCTCGTAATCAGTGGCATTATGTGCCTACTATTCGCTGGGATTGCAACCTTTTCAGTTCTCAAAAATAATTAATCTACGATTATGGAAAACAATATGCTAAACAACTTTCAACAAATTGACAAAGTCAAACTCTACAATGTAGAAACTTACATTCATGGTGATCAACTAGAAGTTGAAACCTTTGTCAAAGAATTGAACACTCTTGCCAAACAAACAAAGTTTGAATACGAACTGACCGAAGCAGTCCCATCGTTAGATGGCGAGGAAATTGACCCTAATCAATCTGTCTATCTTGTGTATGGTATAGTCACAGAAAAAGATATCAAAGACTTGAACTTGCATTTGGACTTTCTCATCAGCGACTACCAACAACCAAAGGTTGAATTCATTCCTATTGCTGAAGACTTTTGTCTTATGATTGACGGCAAATCCGATGGCTATGTTTATCATTATACAACTATAGTTGATATGATAAATGACGGCTTTACTTGGAAATCTAATGAAAAGTTCAAGAGGATGACTCGCATGAATCACGATGAGTTGCAACACTTCCTCAACAACCGAAAATACTAATGTTCTTTACTCTCTCTTCTTTTGTATATACCCTGAGTTCTTACGAAGGGTTATACAAAAGATTAGAGAGAGTTAATAAGGCTCTGAGACCCCAACCAAAACCACAAACCAAACCACACATCAAAGAAAAATCATGTCTACCAACTTCGTTTACCTCGTATTTCAAGTAATGCCATTTGACGACTATCGCCATGAATTTGAAGGTGCTTTCAGCACTAAAGAATTGGCTGAAAACTACAAGCAATATCTTATTGCTTTAGAGACAGAAAAAGACTCTCAAACCGACCCTAATGACTTTTATGTAACTCAAGTTACACTTGACAGAACCAAATCACACTAATCACAGAAAAATATGAAAAAGAAAACATCATCATCAATCCTCATCAACGGAATCAAAGATTTACATCCAATGTACCAAGGTTATCTTATAGATAGACTGAAACACGACATTGAACACATCAAAGATGCATTGCCCGATCTCTATGAACAAGATAAAATAGACACTGCCAATGGCAAAATCAGTATGTTTCACCCCAATTTCTATGTTACTTATGTAAATCAAATCACCGACATCATTGATGCAATTGATAGGAACTATCATGACAATTGGAAATCTGACGAAGTATTTATACCAACCCCAAAAGTGCCTTACTTTGAAAATTAATCACAGAAAAACCTATGTACATCTTTATTGAAACCAAGTTTACACTTGAAATTAGACCATGTTACCATTGTACCTCGATTTATCGGGGTACAATTACCAAACTCTACGCCATTACTCTCAAAGATCAGAGATCAAAGAAAGAATTGACTCATCGGCTTGTTCACGAAGATGAAATCTTAACCACAATTGAAGACATTCTACCACTTTACTCACAGCAAATTGCAAACCAAATCAAAGCAGAATTTAATCTAATCTAATCATGAAACTACAAACCATTACCTCTGGTAACATCACCGTTGAACTCTATCTTGACGATAGTCCCGAAAATCCAAGAATGAACGACAATGAAACTAAGTTCGTTATGTTCCATAAACTTTACAAACTACCAAACGAAACAGGTATCCCAAATTACTCTGAGTTCTTTAACTCATGGCAAGAAATGCAACTTGACTTGCAGTCAAAATTCAAGTATGTAACTTCGGTTTACATGCTAAGTCATGGCTCTATTCACTTTTCTTTGACTGACTTCAATGATAGATGGGATTCGGGACAAGTTGGTTTTATCGTATCTAATAATGGAACATTAGACCAATTCAAAATGCATGCTCAAATTGAACTCATGGAATATGGCTATTATGCTAATGGAGATTGCTTCGGCTACACAGTCAATCACTCAGAGATAGAAGATACAGAGTCAGGATGGAACTTCCTTGGTGGTGACCATCACGAAAGTGGATTGGTAGATTGTTTAAGCGATACTTTAGAGTATAGTTTTAATCAGAGCCCCGAGACTATTAACGAAATCATCAAACAATTAAACTAATCAAAGAAAAACTAAATCACAGAAATTATGGGACGCTATTATTCAGGAGACATCGAAGGCAAATTTTGGTTTGCTTTACAATCATCAGATTGTGCCGACAGATTCGGCAGAACTGGGCTAACGCCAAATTACATTGAGTACTATTTTGAAGCAGAAGACTTAGCCGAAGTTGAAGCAGAAATCCAAAGGATTGAAACTACACTTGGAGAGTTCAAAGAAAAAATAGATAAATTCTTTGAGGTCAACAATGGTTGGAACGACCAAATGCTTGCCGATAACGGCATTTCAAGATACCTTTTGTCTGAGTACGCTGATCTGTACCTTGGCTACAAGATACGAGATGCAATCAAGGAAAACGGAAGTTGCCAATTTACGGCTGAATGGTAACAAAAACCACTTAAATTACCTTATCCCTCTCATATAACTCTGAGTTTATGAAGAGTTATCTGAGAGGTAGATAAGGTAAACTAAATTAATCCAATCAACAAAGAAAACACCATGAAAACACAAATCGAATTCACAGTACCTGCACATCTTTTGTCTGATGGCAAAAGTAATGCAAAAACCAAGAAAAACCATCGCCCTACCAAGATTTTATATCTTGCTCCTGCGGAACAAAATGCCCTTGGCGTTAATCTATGTCCCTTTGCATCCAAAGGATGTACTAAATCTTGCTTGTTTACTGCAGGAATGGGGGTGTATGCCAATGTCAAGCAATCACGAATGAACCGAACTCACTACTATCTACAAGATAGGTTCAACTTTCTTAATCAAATGGCTCACGAAATCACCAATACCGCAAAGCGGTTGCAAAAACTCGATAAGCCTTTGGCTGTTCGTCTTAATGGTACTTCAGATGTCAAGTTGGTTGAGCAACTTGTTGCTTCTTATGGCAACGACATCCCATCCAATGTTATCTTCTACGACTACACAAAAATCCCGAAAAAAGCTGGCGAGTATACACTCAAAAGTGGTCACCGCTATGTTGTCACCTTTAGTTTATCGGAAGATAATTGGGAAAACTTTGAGTGGCTTGTAGGTAACAAGTTAGCAGTCGGTGCGGCAGTCTTCGCAGTCAAGAAAGATCAACCTTTGCCTGAGTTTTACAAAGGTATGCCTGTCGTTGACGGTGACTCTCGAGATGACTTGATGCTTGATGTACCTAAAGGTACTATTTTGGGACTCAGAGCCAAAGGCAAAGCCTTAAAAGACCAATCAGGATTTGTTATACAAAACTTTTAATCACAACAACTATGATACTTCAAAAAGAATTAACCGAAGAAACCCTTGACAATGCAAGAGCATGGTTTGAATCACTTGGCTACTCAGTCGAAATCTCATGTAGTACTTTGTACCTTGAACTTGACTGCTGTTCAGTTGAACTATCTCAATCAGAGATTGAATGCAGAGCAGAATTATGGATAAATCACCTCAATCGCAAAGACTAATCACAGAAAAACATGAGCAATTTAGAAAAAGCATTCCGTTGGTTCCAAGAAAATGGTCATGAAGTGACCATGGATGACAACACTTTGTACATTGTAGTATGGAATACTACTTTGGAAGAGTCAATCGATGTACAAGTCAGCACTGCGGAAATTGACTACCGAGCAGAACTATGGCAAAGCCTACAAACCAATCAAAACTAATCACAGAAAAACTATGGACATTAATCAAAAATCATCAGCAGACCACATCATCGAGCATTTAATTGCCATCGATGTAGACGGAGAAACTATGCACTACATCATTGAAAAAACAGGTTTGAGTTATCAAATGCTTCATCAACTAATCATGTTGGCAGGTGACAATGAACTCAACTATGTTCTTTCAGAACGAAACGAAATTCACGACCAAGGAAAAAACACACATTTATGATAACAAAAACGAAAGCACTCGAAATTATTGACTCAGGCAAGTTCTTTTCTTGCAAGTTTGTAAAACAAAACGGAGAGGTTAGAACCCTCCGTGGCAGAACTGGTGTACGAAAGTACACTGACAAAAACGGCAATTGCCAAACCATTAAAAATGTTGGCATGAAATACAAGCCAAAAGACATGGGCTATCGTGTGGTTTTGGATCTTGACAAGAGAGAATACCGCATGATAAACACCATCACAATCGTAGAATTCAACAACCAACCAATCGGAAACTTTAACCTATCAAAATCAATCTAAGACATGAAAGCACCTGCAGGACACTACCGCAAACTAATCAGCAATCCTCACATCAGAATTGCCTTTACTCACACTCCAATTTATGGCTGTATCAAAGTTAATAGTGATTCAGTCATAGAAGAACTTAAACAAAGTAACGATGAGTATGCTCAGTATTACATCGATGGTCTTACAAGTGGTAACATGGTTACCATTGTAGAACAATCAGTTGAACACTACTATCGTAACAACGGAGAACTTTTCTTTACAACTTAATCTATGATAAAAGTATATTTTCAATCAGAGATTGGTAGCCACTCAGAGTTAGTGGCTACCTTTAAATCAGACGAAATGTATCAACACTTCATCCCAATGCTTGAGCATCTTGCCTCTAAACAACGCTGTTTTGTCACTGAGACTATGTCTGAGTTTGACATTGCAGAAGTAATCCCCAATCAATTGACGCAGGTACTAACCTCACTTGAGGAAGGTGATTTCAATGGGGCAACAATGGAACTTGAAGATTTAATCGACCGCCTAAAATAAACTAAATTATCTATGTCATCTTTGAGTATACCCCATATTTATGGGGGGTATACTCAAAGAGACAATAGATAAAACCAACAAAAATTATGAACAAAACACAACAAATCGAACACAGAATGGCTATGATTTTGGATGACCTCCGAGTTATTAGACAACACATTTACACCGAAAACCTCGGGGAATCTTTTGAAAAGCCTACAACGGTGGCTGATGAGTGTTGGACTCACTTCAACAACATCGAGATTGCTTGCGACTTAAACTCTGAAGAGAGTTTATCTTGGACATTGTTTGACCAATCAAAGAAAAAATAATCATGACACAATTAGATTTACAATCACTGGACCGCCATTACTTTTGGAATGAACGACCCAAAGCAGTTCTACAAGATTTATCAAACAACTTTGATAAAGTTGAAGACATGACCTATCTCAATGACACTTGTCCCTCATTAGTAATCAACGATTACATTCGTTTGTTTCTGCCCAATTCCATTTTTGACAATGGTGAAACAAGCACCAACAAATATGCGGTAGTCATTGACGAAACACACACCTTTGCAGGATCTAAGTTTTACACCTTTGATGAATTACATCATGCCGTTGAAAAAATCGATGAGTTATTGGCTGAAAAACCATCACGACCACCCCTCTACGAAGTGGGTATTGACAGGGGTGAAACAGGTACCGAAACTCTGGCTAAATTCCCTACCATTTACGATGCTGATACATTTATGTATGGCTACCAAATGGCAGATCCCAATGCAAAATTATTTATCGATACGATAACTTTTGATTATGTTTCAACTCTAAATAAATAACACTATGAATTTACTTCACCTATCTACTCTACTTGACGATGGTACCATCTATGAATCTGAAGCCGAAGCAAAACTTCGTTTTAAATACTTACTAAACCAAATCAGTAAGATTTATGACGAACTTGAAGAAAGTGGTGGAAGTGAAGAGCAGTATGCTCTTGGCGATGTAATGAATATGCTTTACCATTTAAGTAACTATGAAAAAATATAAGATATATCGAAACCTCCATCGTAACTGCTTCAGTGTACTAAAGTACAATCCTGAAAAGAAAGGCTATCGGTTGCACGAATACATTACACATGGTATCTTGCATGATGTTGTAGCAAAAGTTTCTCAGGCTGGTCGACAAAGAGTTATCAAAGAAAAACAAAAGAATGTACATGCATATCTTCTCTGTGAAAAGTATGATAAACTCGATCGATTTTCCTTTGACTCATTGGATTTCCATGAAATCTCTTACAACCCTTACATACATGATTCCTTTGTAGTCGGTCTCACTAAAACCTTTACATCAGCCACCAAAGTCGGATTAACTATTGATAGTTACACCGCCAAAGCATTACTCTTAGAAAAATAAATTTTGAAATTACACAAACATCCTTTTTATTTGCAAAACCAATCACCAAACTTTACACAACTTAAACCAAAACAAATTATGAAAAACACAAACCAAATCAACAACGAATTCACAATGAACACACCTGCCTTGTCTATCGAAAACTTTGAGAAGACTATGAATCTTCTTGAAAGTACTGGTCTTAACTGGGAAGTTAAGAAAGAACAATTCTCACATCCTTCGGGATTGACTACTCCATTTTATGGTATCTTCCGATACGATCAAAATGCTAACACTCCAACCCAATGCTTGGGGTCTGTAAAAGAAAGGTATACACCTTTCCAAAACTGGGAACTTGCCGACACCATTGTTCGTGCTACTGAGGGAATTGGTATTACTACCAACCGGGGCGGTCAACTTAACAACGGCAACAAGGTTTACCTTCAAGCACAATTGCCCGATGAATATGTGGGTAAGTCTGACATTAAACGCTGGGTTACAGTCTTGAACTCACACGATGGTTCATCATCCATTGGCTTTGGTTCTACCAATACTGTGGTTGTATGTCAAAATACTTTCCACAGAGCCTTCAAAGAAACTGATAAGTTTCGCCACACTGCCAGTGCAAAAGAGCGTATTGAAATTGCCATCCGTCAGTTCCAAGACACGATCAATGCAGACAAGAATCTATTCGATTCCTTCAAGCGTATGGCAGAACTGAAACCCGATGAGAGTTTGGTACAAGCGGTCATAAACAAAATGTTTAAGGTCGATGTAGTCAAGAACTCACAAGAAGATATTTCTACTCGTAGAATGAATCAAATCCAATCGTTTGCACAAGCCTACAACATCGAGCGTGACCTTGAGGGTGACAATGTTTGGGGATTGTTCAATGCCGTAACTCGTTACACCAACCACATGGCTGCTCCTTCAGAGCAATCACGCAAGACTAACTATCTAATGACAGGTGGTGGTTACGACATTAACAACACAGCTTATGATACAATCATGGGTTGGCTTGAGGAACGCACCGCTAAGACTGTGTTTTCGTTTTCATAATTATCAATTGTTGGTTGCCCCTCACCATTAGGTGGGGGGCTTTTTAAAAACACTACTATGGCTAAAAAAATAAACAAAGAAGTATCATTAGAAAAATCTTTTAAGGACATGGATGACATGGAGCGTAGAATCTTCTTGACTTATGTCTCCGAACACCTATTACATTACGACACCCATTTCAAAGAAATGGTAGATATACTAACTAAATGGGAAACCACAAACCCTATACCATCAAGACTTGAATACACTATCCACGAAACACTCAACTAAGATCATGAAAAAACAAAAACGCACACTAGTAATTCATCCTAAGGATGTAACAACCGATTTCTTAATTCCTATTTACAAATCACTGAATCCAAATACTACCACCATCCTCACTACTTACGAAGAAGTAGAAAAGAATTCACTTGCCACCCAAATCAAAAAGCATGATCGCATTATCATGCTGGGTCACGGATTCCCCGGGGGTCTGTGGGGTTTCGATCGACTGCTGATAAACGACTCAAACGCAGAATTACTTCGTAACAAAGAATTAGTTGGTATTTGGTGCCATGCAAATCAGTTCTTTGAAAAGCATGGTTTGCTCGGAGTCTACTCCGGCATGATAATATCAGAGCCTCTAGAAGCTATATTCTATAGTGTTCCTTACACCGACAGCATGATTCATGAGTCAAACACTTTGTTTACTAAAGCCGTAACTCAGTCAATTACTTCGACTACTCCAATTGAAGTCTTCCGTAGTATGTACCGAAGTGAAAGCAATCCAGTTATGATTTACAATCAAGACAATTTCTTTCATGCTTATGAAGTACATCAATTAGAAGACAATGAGCAAGCAATGGTTGACTACAATGCGATGGAGGAGGAATGGGAAATGGATAACTATAACGAAATAGCACATGAGCAACAATAAACAAAGTATGAAACTATACACAGAAGAACAAGTAAAGCATATGTTAATTGGATTAATTGGTTCAGCAAAAACTGTAGATGATTTTTTGCATAGGTATTATACCCCCATCGAACTACCAACCCCCATCGAACTACCTAATGATGATGAGATACATAAACAGGCAATTAATTACTCGGGTTTTGACAATGAATTTAAGGCAGGCGCAAAATGGATGCGTGATAAAATACAAGGAGGTAACAATGAGTAATAAACAAATAATAGCAACACGCAAATGGATAGTTGAACACATCACATATAGTGATGGAACAACTGCAATTAGCAGAACAAACGATGGATTTAATTCTTTTGAATTAATGGGTATACTTGAATTATCTAAAGACGACATAATTAATCAAATAAAAGGAAATGTCAAGCCCGAAGTAGTTAAAAGAAAAGTAATTTTAGAGAAAAAGTCAAACCAAAAACAATGAGCAACAATAAACAAAGTATGCCAATTTCAGTTAAAATATTTTTATTTTTTTTATTAATTGCTTACATACACAGAAAGAGTTAATTATGATTAAATACACAGAAAGAGAAATAGAACACGAAAGAAAATATCACTATTACAAGGGTTATTCTAAAGGTGTATTGACTACATTTATTTTAATGAGTTTATATTATATTTTTATTGTAGTATTTGATTATTATTTAAATGGAGGTAACAAATGAGCAACAATAAACAAAACGAAAACAATAACGCTAAACATCAATTTAGCAACACAGAACCTTTGACACACGCACAGAAAATCGCTGTTGCAAATAAAATGAGCAACAATAAACAAGGTAGTGTAAAGTGGTTATTTGAACAAGTGTGTAATTTAGATTGGAAAAATATTCAAGGAGAAAAAAAGTTGGAAATTCTTGAACAAGCCAAAGCAATGCACAAGGAGGAAGTGACATCATTTACTGCAGATTGGAGTATTCAGTATAAATATGAAAATGGCAAAAACATTAATCAATTTTACTACGAAACATTTGGAGGTAACAATGAGCAACAATAAACAACAAACGGCAGTGGAGTGGTTTGCGGAACGCATACAAAGTGATAAAATATTCAACTTTGAAAAAGTTTTAGAACAAGCCAAAGAAATGGAGAAGGAAAGAATTGAAACTGCATACAACAAAGGAACAGTTCATGGAATTGATTATCCTGAAAGTACACTACCAATAACTGGTGAACAATACTACAACGAAACCTACGGAGGAGGTGAGCAATGACAAACAATAAACAACAAACGGAAGCCGATGTTTTAGAATTGGCGATGAAACTTTATCCATTTAGTAATTCTGAAAGGAATGCCTTTATTGATGGGTATAACAAAGCAAATGAAATAGACAAGGAAGAAATAGTCAAAGCATTTGACCGTGGGCGAGTTTGGAATATGTCTTGGGATGGAGAATCTTATTATGAGGAAATTATAATTAAAGGTAATAATGAATAATTCGGAGGTAACAATGAGCAACAATAAACAAATAAAAAACGGAGATGTATTTGACATAGGTCAAACAGTAAATGGCGTAAGCAGGTTTCTTTGGTTCAATAATGCATGGTATTACTTTGAAGAAAGGTTATCAAGGGAATACGAATACGACCAAGATGAATTAACAAAAACTGTACAAAACTGGAATGACCTTGAAGAAATTACATTTATTAAAAACATATTTGATACAACAAATATAAAAATATTAGCAGTTAATCACTTGCCGTTAGGTAGCACTTTAGAAGGGAGGTAACAATGAGCAACAATAAACAAATCATGAAAAACTTTATTATCGTACTCTCAACAATCCTTAGCGGATTGCTCTACGGATGGTGCATTGTGCACTATCCCATCACTGCACAGATCATCGCTGGAGGCATGGGCTTGTCCTTTCTCTTCGTGATAATGATCGCCTTTTACTCACTGGAAAATAAAAATGAAAATGACTAATAACAATCAACAACTTGACCTATTCGATGGTATCGAGAACAAAGATTTCTTGGAATACCACAAGACCAATCCACACCTTTACGATGCATTTAAAGCAGTAGCTTTTGATGCAATGAAAATGGGCTTTAAAACTTATGGTGCCAACGGCATTTTTGAAATCATTCGCTGGAAGCGTGCTGAGCGTGGTGACGGTGAGTTCAAAATCAACAACAACTTCGCTCCGCTTTTTGCTCGACTCTTTGCCAATGAGTTCCCTCAGTATTCTAGTTTTTTCAGATACCGCAAATCAAAGTTTTCGGAGTATCTCAAATCACTACCCATGCAAGAAAAACGCATGCATGAGTTAGTATTCTTCTATGAAAACGCCTCGTTTGTTTTGACCATAGCTCCCACTGAAGATGATTGGTGGACTACCGTAAATGTAACTGAAAATGGGCGAACTTTTTTCTTTGATGTCCACTATTGTGAAGACTACAACGAAATCTGCGTTTATCCTTACAACGGCAAACACACCACAGAAAGTTATATCAAAGCAATTTATACTCAAAAGATCATATGAACATAGCATATCGGTTTGCCATTCCTACAGATTACTGCCTTTATCAAGGCAATGTAACACTACCAATACGAATTAAATATGTTTACAATTTTGCGGTATATCTTCAGGAATAAACCTCACAAGGAGTTTCTTGTCCTTGAGACTGCTATGATTATCTATTACAGTCTTTGGGCAATAGGCATCTATGTGCTATACAGATTAATTCTATGACTCAACTTAAGATTAGAAAAAAGAATGTTGAAGTAATCAACATTGTCTTGAGTAGTGAGCAGTACACAAAGTTAAAGAAGCTGGCTGATGAGAATGGTTTTTCATCGCCAGCTAATTTAATTGATGATATCGTTCACTCTTATTTTAATAAGCACCGAACTAGAATTCGCAAAACCGTGGAGGAGTACGAGAAATCCATTAAAATGCCAGTGCAGATATCACAGAATAACTGGCACATGCTATCACGCTACTCTGAATCTACCAAAATATCAAAGGGAACCTTTATACATTTAATACTACGAGAGATAATTAAAAAAATACCAAAATGAAACGAGCCGCTTTTTATACGCGTGTGAGCCACGACAATCAAGTCGAAGATGGATCATCATTAGAAAACCAAAAAGATCGCATAGAAGCGTTCTGTAAGCTAAATAACTACTCTATAGTAGCATCATTCTCTGACCCCGGAGTCTCTGGTCGTAAGTTTGAAAACAGACCAGAGTTTATGAAGATGATGAAACTCGTAGAGAAAAAACAAATCGATGTAATTGTAGTCTATAGTCTATCTCGTTTCGGTAGAAACCTAAAGGATACTTTGAAATGGATATCTTTTCTAGAAAGTAAGGGCGTTTCGTTCTACACATTAGACTTTCAAATAGACACATCTACTTCTCATGGTAAACTTATGCTTCAGATGATGGGAGCCTTTGCTGAATTTGAAAGCAACCAGCGTGGGGAATTGATTTCATCTGTGATGAAGTACCTGAAAAAAGAACAGAAAGTTTATTGCGGTCCTACACCTTTAGGGTTTCACAAGAAAAATGGATCTTTGATTGTGGATGAAGAAGAAATGAAAATAGTTAAAACTATCTTCAGCTGGAAGAATACTATGCCACACTCTACCATTGCTAGACTTTGCAATGATATGGGGTTTCAGACCAAGAAAGGCAAGAAGTTCTATCACACCACCATTGATAAAATCGTAAACAATAATATCTATGAACAACATCTTTGAGATTTATGATGCTCGTATTGTACAAGGAGTTACAAACGAGAAACGAGATTATCGTTTGTATGTAAATCAAACCCTAATCGAAAAGCATAGCACCATGGAAGAGGCTATCAAACAACTATATCAAATTCAAGAACAGATCAATGAAAAAAGAAACAATAAGAATATATTCAACTTCCGGTTTTGTTTTTGATATCAGTTACCAATGGGTCATGGAGCACATGGGTATAAAAGACCATAGCAAAACAAAAACTCTCGAGGTAATTGAATATCTTCGCAGACTCTCTTGGTATGAAATCCTACCAGTTCTTAAACTAGTAGCAGTTATTGAGGAAGACTGTGCCGATACTTTGAATGCTTGTGTATTCGATGTTGTCGAAGACCCATTTAATTATCCCATCACCAAAAAGAAAGCACTGCAATTAAAACTAAACTCATGAATGACGATCAAATTTTACTCTACACAATCGCTGAAATTTTACTAGAAGTAAACTTATCAGAAGAAAAGAAACAACGCATACGAGATGCTATGTGCGGTGTATACGCACGCACGCCTGAACCGCAACCCAAAACCAAAAGGTTTGAAGTACCAGCAATCTCCGATGTTAAAGCTCACATGGACACCCTACAGGTGGCTAATGCCGAAAAACACTCAGCTGAGTTTTGGCATTTTTATGAGTCCAAGGGATGGATGGTTGGCAAAAATAAAATGAAAAACTGGAAGTCAGCAGCCAGTAGATGGTGTATTGAGTTACCAAGAACCTCAGGTGATAATCAAAAGAAAAGAATTGTGGTATGAGTTATGCATCGGAGTTCAGCAGATTAAATATTGATTTAAAAGGTAAGTTCTCGGGGGTTCTGAAAACCCAGTGCCCAAGATGTTCATCTACTAGAAAGAAAACTGGAGATCCATCGTTGTCAGTGAACATCGATGAAGGGTTGTATAAATGCCACCACTGTCAGTGGAAAGGAACTGTGGTCGAGCAAAAGTACAACCGCCCCGAAAAGGTTGGAGATAAAGTCGATGAAAGCATTTACAAGTACTTCTTGGACCGTGGCTTAAGCCAAGCAACAGTCGACCATTTCAAAGTCACTCAGAGCATTGAGAGGATGGCTGATGGCAAACAGCACAAAGTAATTAACTTTAATTATTTTGATGGTTCCATTCTAGTGAATGTCAAGTACAAGAGTAGAGACAAACAATTTAAAATGGTACAGGGAGCAAAGAAGATCCCTTACAATCTCAATTCCATTAAAGAATCGCCACAAATTATTATTTGCGAAGGTGAGGAAGAGGCTATGGTATGGCATGAAGCAGGCTATCCTTTTGCGGTCAGCTGTCCTGCTGGAGCCAATGTTGGTAACAACAACTTAGAATGGCTCGACAACACTTACAGTTTCTTTGAGAACAAAAAGATTTATCTAGCCACTGACAACGACACGCCCGGGAAGAAACTGAAGGAGGATTTGTCAAGACGGTTTGATGCAGACAATGTTTACATCATTGAGTTTGGTGAGGTTAAAGATGCCAACGATTATTTAAAAGCGTACGGCAAGGAATCTTTGATTCTTATATTTGAAAATGCAAAACCACTACCCATCCCAGAGATTTCTACTGTTGACAATTTCATGGATGAACTCATCAGTATATACGACAATGGTTACCCAGTCGGAGACTCTGTTGGTTATCCTGAGTTTGATGATCTTTTAACTTGGAAACGAGGTCAGTTTGTAGTTGTATCGGGAGTCCCCGGCTCAGGAAAATCTACATTTGTAGATCAAGTATGCATTCGTTTAGCCTTGCGAAAAAACTGGAAGTTTGCAATGTTTTCCCCTGAAAACGACAATGTCCTCAAAAGTATACGCATGGCTGAACAAATTGTGGGCAAGCCTATCGCAGGTGACATACAACGCAGGATGTCTAAGGACATATACATGCGTGCTCTCACCTATATAAATCGTCACTTTTCTTTCTATGATACTGCCAACTTGGATGATTTTAAAATCGACAACTTATTACGCATTGCTAAATCTTTGATTAGACAAAAAGGTGTTGATGCTATCATTCTTGATCCATTCAATTACATTGAGCAAGACTCGAATAATGATATCATGAATGAAAAGATTGGTCGCATGCTGGTGAAAATGAAAAAGTTTGCCTTGACTAACAAAGTTCTAGTTTTACTAGTGGCTCACCCAAAGAAGATGCAAAAGAATAAAAACAATGGGCAGTATGAAATACCACGACTCTATGACATTAGCGGATCGCACCACTTCTTTAATGTTACTGACAATGGATTTGTAGTACATCGTGACTTTGACACTGGACTTGTAGATGTCTATGTGCAGAAAGTTAAGCATTACTTCATGGGCAAACTTGGCTACGCAACTTTTGATTTTGATCCGCAGACAGGCAGATACAAAGAACAAACACAGTATTGGGAAAACGAATTAGAAAACAATGATCAAGCCGAATTCTTTACTGGCCTTACTTAAACACCTAGTAAAGCAGAAATATGACATAGATCACATAAATGTGAATCCTGTTCTGATGCCAAAGATTCAAGTACTCTTTCAGCGTATCAAAGCGTACGAGGTTCGCTCCTTCAAAGACTATGTGATTATTTATATTGACACAAAACCAATCGTCATAAAAAGCTATGGCTGGTTGCGTGCTCATGGTTCTTATGAACCCATCTTGATAGATCCGGTGACCCGAACTATTTATACCCAAATGATAATTAAATACAATGAGAACAGTAGTTTATGATATAGAAATATTCCAAAACTTTTTTTCGTACACGGACATTGATGTTAAAACATTAGAGACAAATGTGTTTGTTGTTCACGAAAGCCAAAATATGATAGACAAACTCTACGAGTATCTAGTAGAGCCCAAGTACCGAATTGGTTACAACAATGTACATTTTGATAGGGTGGTTTGTGATTTTATCACTGACAACTATGAAAAGTGGAAGAAGATTCCCATTCGTTCTGCACTTTTGAATTTGTATCAAATGACTCAGTCATTGATCAAGAGTGAAACCAAAGAGTTCTATCGAGGTAATACTGAGATTGATTTATTCTTATTGAACCACTACAACAATAAGAACAGGTCCACATCGCTAAAAGCATTACAGTGCAGTATCTTTTGGGAGAATGTTCAAGACATGCCCTTCGAGCACAGCGTAGAAGTTACTGAGGACATGATTGAAGAGATCCTCAGCTACAACATGAATGATGTGCTAAGTACCAAAAAGTTCTATGAATTGAATCTTGACAAGCTATCCTTCAGAAGAGAGCTGGGTAAGAAGTACAAAAAGTTCATGCTCAACATGCCAGACATTGCAATCGGTGAGGAGATTTTCTTGCACGAGATCCGAAAGCAATCAGGCATTCGTAAGAATGAGCTGAAAGAAAAGGTATCATACGATAAAACAGTTGATTTAGGTAAATGTATTCTGCCTTATGTACAGTTTGAAAGTGAGCCGTTTAAGCAGTTGCTAGAAAAGATTAAGTGGACTGTAGTGTCTGACACCCAAAAATTAAAATACAATGTCAAGTACAAAGGCTTTCACTTTTTTTATGGCGTAGGTGGGATTCATGGTTGCATTCCTCCCGGCATTTACGTTCGTGATGACAACTATGTCATCCTTGACTTTGATGTGAAGTCTTACTATCCCAACTTAGCCATACAAAATAATCTGTATCCCAAGCATATCCCTCGGGAGGTATTCATTACTACCTACAACTCGATCTTTGAAAAGCGTGTGCTTGCTCAAAAACAAAAAGACTCTACGCAAGATGCAGGTTTAAAACTAGCGTTGAATGGTGTGTTCGGTAAAACTGGTGAAGTTAACTCAGCATTCTTTGATCGTTACTACTTTTATAGTATCACCTTGAATGGTCAGCTCTCACTTACTATGTTGTCTGAGAAGTATATGAATCATATACAGGGGCTTCAGATTCTACAGATCAATACAGATGGTGTGACTGTGCGTGTTCCCAAAAAGGCTTTAGCCTTGCTAGACAAAATCAACGAAGACTTTATGGCACAGACTGGGTTGATCCTTGAGTCTTCAGAATACGAAAAGATAATTATCCGTGATGTAAACAATTATTTAGCGATCTCAGTAGATGGAAAAATCAAAAAGAAAGGTATCTTTGAAACCCAAAAGGAATTTCATAAAGACAATTCTTTTCTAATTGTACCAAAAGCTTTAGAACAATACTACGTTAATAATATCCCAGTCCAAGAAACAATTAAAGCATCTAAAAACATTTATGATTTTTGTGGCAGATATAAAGCGTATAAAGGCTGGTCAGCAGTTTTCAATTCGTCCGAAGAGGGAGAGGTTACTCAGAAAAATTACGGTAAAGTTCTGCGATATTATCCGTGCACCCAAGGCGGTGGAACGAGTTGGAAAGTAAACGTAGACGGTCGCATACACAATCTTCTAGCCAATCAAGCCACTGTTTTATTCAATCACTATTTCCCTGTAGATGACTTTGAACTTTACCATGTAAACTACGAATTCTTTGTTAACGAATGCTATAAAATTATCAACGAAGTTGAACCTAAACAATTATCCTTTAACTTTTAAATTATGACTATTCACGATTACACTCACGAAATGATCGAAGCTATTGTAAATACAGCGAAACTGGACTCATTAACCAAACATAAAATCGTCAGAAAAATTCATTCGATGAAAATCTACAAGGATTTTAGAACCAGAAAGTTAGAAGAAGTGAAACCTCAAAAACGCAAACGACCTTCGGCACCAATGAGTTACAACATATTGCCACCTTCGGTCAAGGAAGTAATAAAACTAGCCTGTGAAAAACATGAAATTGATCTGCATGAATTCTGCAGTAACCGAAGACTAACCGATATAACTGATTGCCAAAGGCAAGTAATCTACTTATTGCATAAGGAGTTTAAGTACAGCTGTACCAAAGTAGCATCATGGTTCATTAAAGATCATAGCACTATTCTCTACGCATGCAAGAAGCACAACGACCTAGTTGATACGAACCGCATGTATGCACGGTTGTATCAAGTCATTGTAGATCAGACCAGAGAGAAATCTATCTTTGTAATTTAACATCGACCCATGTCTTAACAGCTTTGCCGTTAATCATCTGAATCATGGGGATCTTCTTGCTCATCAACTCAGGACCTCGATCTCGCTTTTTCTTTTCAAGAATCTGCTTATGAAATATCTCGCATGATACCATGGCATCTATGATGTCAGTGTTGTCTGCGAGATAATTCTTGGCTTCTTCAATAATCTCTGTGAAGAAAATACAGTCCCAGAATTTTCTCAAGTAATCGATGATGTATGAGTTACCTCTTTCAGTTGTCGCATCGCTCTTGTACCAACCGAATGTTCTGTCGCCACTATTAAATGCCTTGCCTAACAATGTTTGTCTTGTAGCTAAGAGATCCAAACGGTTATGCTGTTTGTATTGATCTAGGATCACACCGCCTCGGTTGACCTCTATGTTGACTTTCGCTTTGCCATAGTAATCCTGCAACAACATTGTGTTCTTCATAATGATATCTGGATCTAAAGCTCGCTCCTTATAGATCGCCACATATCTGTCAGTCTCTAAATCTTTGATTACAGTACAGTTATCAGAACCATCATTTAGTTTTGCTGATACGAATGGAATCGGGTCCATACCGCCAATGTACTTATGCTCTGGGTTAAAGCGTTCGAGCATTAAAATCTTTCCACTCTTACTAGGTTTGATTTCAATCTTACCCTCTAGCGTAGCAATTAGATCACACCTTTCGATAGGTGCTGGACTTGCCAAAAGAATACGCTCTCTTTCCGTCAACTTGGACATTACATCTTGAGGCAATGCACCTTTTGCATTAGAAGTAAATACTTCTTGTATACTCAGTGGGTATTGCTTGATAAATGATTCCAGATAACTTTTATCCTCTAACTTGTCTAGTTGATCCCTAGTCTTTACAATCCACTCTGTGGCGGCTTGCTCATCACTATGACCATTAGGGCAAAAGTTTAGTATCTTTCCAGTCTCTCTACCTTTTGAATCCAGTTCTGGGGCTCTCTGAATCCCCATCCACCCCGGTAGAAATACCGTAAGCATTTTAATTACTTCAGCATTTTTCCAAAGTTCTGCTCCTTTTTTCTGTCCTTCTACAGAAGATTCCCCTGCACTACCTCCCATTACAATTGGGGCTACCTTTACAAAACCGTCTTTTGTAGACGCTTGTGCTGATCGATAAACCTTATCTGCATAAGGATGCAAAAAGAACTCATCGAGAAAAACGTGCATTGCACGAAATGCTTCAAGTGAAGTAGGTTGTTCTACCGTATCACGAGTCACGATTTTAGAATCCAAACCAGCAATCTCTCCAGTAGCTTTGTCTAGCCTACCCATGTGAAGATAACCAGTTTGTCTTGTACTGATAACCCCCGGTCTAAAGTACGAATCTATACCATCGAAAACTACACGGAGCTTATCTTTATACATCTCCTCCAATCGAGATTTATCAGCAGATGTCAACAATGATGTTGAGCCGGGGTGAGTAAATGCAATCCAAATCGGTATCACACCGCCAAATGTCAATGACAAACCAGCTTCTCGTCTTTTAGTCACCATCAGGTCCCAGAAAGTATTTCTGGCTTCGTGATATGAACCATAGATTAGATCATCAAGATCACGCCAAACAGGTCGAATTCGTGTACCCATGGCCGTCTTGATGTTAGCCTGAGTCAGCATGAAATAATGTGCCGCTTGTAAACCAAACCTACCTTCTGTCCAGTATTCTTTTTCTTTGCCCCACCACAGATCCTTCTCCTTGTTGGTTGCATTTGGGTTTAACCCATACTTACTATACCATTTGTCGTAGACAAACTTAGATGCCTTTGGTTTTAAATTTACAATTTCCATGTGTTACTTCTTTTTACTAGACGCTAATCGATCTGCAAGAGAACCTTCAGTTTCTGCAGGATCTTCCTCTTGCGATGGATATGCTTCTAGTTGTGCTAGTTTAAGACTCTTGTTAATCTTATCGCCAGCTTGCAACAACTGAAATAGTGCTTTAAAATATGGATCATCTAAATCAATAGTCTTAGATTTGACTCCATCCATTAACTGCCGTGAGGCAGATACTAATGTCGCATAAAAATCCTTCGCAGGATCAAACATTTGTGCTTGCAATCTTTCAATTGCTTCTTGTTCTGTAAGATTCTCACTTGCCAGAAATTTCTTTAATTTGTCCATTCTTCAAGTCTTTCACCAATTTTTTTTGTACTTCTATATCTTTTTGAACCCTGTTTGCTTCGATAGGGTTATCAATACTACTATAGTATTCATACCAGCAAATAAGTTCCTCAAGTTTCTTAAATGCTTGTTCTATTTCTTTTTTGCTCATTGTGCTTAATTAACTTATCAAGATACCATTGTGCTTTTTTCAAGTCTTCTAAACCATTTTTATTTTCGCACCTCCAAATATACTTAATAATATTTGCTGTACAAACAGCATCTAAGCCAGTCTTATTGACTGTGGCTGATTCTATAGCGTCAATGCATTCGACTTTACCTTGAGTATAGTGAGTCGGGTGATTAACATTATCTTTTACTTCCTTCTGATGAACATCCCGATCATCAGACCCACTACCAAAATAATCCAAGTTATACTCCATTTAGTTTCTTTTAATGTTACGATTCGTCCCGGTACTTTAACTTCACGATGTATTGTATCTCTCACAGTAAGAGTATCTGGTTTTACTGTTACCCCGAAAAAATCTCCACGCCTTTCAATAATCAAGCGTTCTGTTTCAATGATAGTGTCGTGGCTAATAATAAAAGAATCCTTGTGCTCTGGCACCGGAACTTTTATTTCTCTGATAATCGTATCCTTTACTGTAACTGTATCAGTTTCAATAAGTTCTGGATGTTTCTTTATCAGCCTCTGATATCTTTTCTGAGCAGAACAACTCATCAACACCATTGTACAAACAATGGCTATCGCCACTGAACTACTCTTTAATGTCTTCGACATAAATATCTATAATGTTGTTTTGCTTTAGGTAGTCAAAGGTTGCCATAATGTACTCTCTAGTCACACATACATGACATCCACAAAAAATGTCGTAGGGTTCAAACAGAGCACCCTCCTCTGTTACAAATTCTTCATCTCGATCAATAGATTCCATGCAATTGTCCAAATGACTTTCTACGAATTGCTGTAATCCTACAGCTTGGTCCGGTGTTAATGCTATTTCGTTCATGTTTTTAAGTGAACAAATATACTATTTTTTCTTATTTCGCAAATGGCGATCAATAAAATACCAAAACGCAAATAGAAAAGTGAAATAAATTACTAGGAATATGGCGACTTCACGCATTACTTACGGAAAGGAACTACTTTTTTAGCAATACTCTTAGGTTGAGCCACAAACTGTTTACCCTTTGCGTTACCCTGTGCCTTTGCTTTATTAGTAGCTGCTTTCTCTCCTGAACTCAAAGATTTCCATGCCGCATCTGGCAGATATCTTTTTTTGCCTTTTGATGGCGTACCATCTGAAGTTCTCCACTTCTGATCACCCCACTTCTTCAAAGAATTATCTGAACTCTTTGGGCCTACATATCCACCGCCAGATTTCTTATATCGCTGTGTGGCAAGCTGAGCTTTGCGAGCAGACCATTCCCCGGGGTCACCACCCTTACTGCCAGCTTTTACACTAGCAACAATGGCTTTCCATTTACTGGGATTGGTCTTTTTCGCAGTAGCCATTACTTAGTAGATTTTCCCATTGAGGAGTTTTTACTAACCACTTTTTTTGTAACCTTAGTTAGTTTGCCAACAGGTTTCATTGTAACCTTAGTCAGTTTACCAACTGGCTTCATAGTGGATTTCATCGGGGTTGGTTTTTTGCCGTACATGATATTCAAATATAATTATTTTTAACCTTGACCTCTATAAGCTTTCCGATAATTTTTACTAGATTTCAAAGAAGAATTCTTCTTTTTTGAAACTACTCCCGGACGCTTAATCTTTGGCTTGGGTTTCCACTTAGCCAGTTCTTTAGAGGATTTTACTTTGGCTGCCATAAGTATAAACGAAAATAACCGAAATCTTCAGTACCACCTTCTTCAACGTAATTCAAATACGCTTCGTAGATTGGACCTTTGAACTCTACTTGCTCAAAAGATGTATCAATACCTTTACTGATCATTTTTACTTGATACAGTTCCATCTTATCTTCCATCACGTTTACTACTTTGCTGATTGCTTCTACCTTCTCCTCAGCCTTTACTACTGCCTCTTTGAGTTCAGCCTTCTCTTCTACTTTTGTTTTTACCAGTTTCTCGCTAGTCTTCTGTGCTACTTTAGTGACTTCAGAAGCCATCGCCAAATTCTTTTGGACTTTCGCCAGCATCATGTCGATCTCATCCACTGGAGGAGATGTCACCGCTCCAACTGGAAATGCTATTTCAATCATAATCAGAAAGACACAGCATACAACAATTAACGCTCTCATAGCTTTTTAACTGTGTTGATAATTCTTAACTCCGTTATAGCTGCAGCAAGTGCACTATCACTTTTCTTTAAAGCAGCATTCATGCGATCAACTTTAATTTCCAAAGCCTTAATCTTTTCATTAGAGACTTGGATCTGATCCGCATAACCTGTTTTAACGTCATAATACAGATAGCTAACAGCCACCAACATACAAAAAGCCACTGCAGCAACAGGATTCTTTTTGAATTGATCAAAAGAAACTGGCAGCGGATTCGTTTTAACTTTTGCAACAGCCATGATAACAAAAATACAAAATTAATTTTTATTTTTTTCATCTAAAAAATCTAGCAAACGAACTTTTTTTCTGTCTCGTTTTGCTTTCTCTGAGTCAGTTAGCGTAATTATCCCAAAGATCAACAAGGATAAAATGATAACAAAAAATGCTGGAACTACATAGTTTTGTGCTTCCGTATACCAATTGTATTCGGTATCCAATGGCTCAACAATACTTGACGTGACTTCATTGGTATCAATCTTATCACGATCATCGCGGTAACTCTTGAGCATTGCATCAGCCATGCTGTCTGCAGCTCGATTCATGCTGTCAATCCATTCTATACTACCTCTTTTCACCTGATGCGTATTTAACTCCCATGATGGTTCCTATAATAGAAAATGAATTCGTCAACAATATACCAAACAGATTAGACCAAGTACTCTCTATAATCTTGGCATCCAACCCCTTGGATATAACGTAAAAGTACAAGAGAGATGTCAGAAATGCAACAGTTCCGATGATTCCTAACGCCACTTTAACAATGAGCCCAACTAATTCAAACTGGGTTCTCTTCTGTAAGGTTTCTAAATCCTCTACCGCAGCATCTCGTAACTTAACAGACTCCGACAAAGCAACCTGTAGCTCGCCCATGAGCTTCTCTCTTTCTGCTTGGCTATCTATTAAATCCTTATTTTGTTGTTGGACTTGCTTGGTTATTTCTAATCGCTTCCTTCTAGTTTCGTTATCTCTTTGTTTTGCCTCATCTATGTATTGCTGAAACTCCTTATTTGTAGTCTTAATTACTTTCAGTAAGTTTCCCTCTAGTGCAACTTTTTTAGATTTGTACAGAGAGATTAAGTCGGACTCAATATCTTTACCAAAGGATATCACTTATACACTTTAAAGGGAGCAGTTTTATTTTTATAGCCATCGTAGTCCTTACGGAAAGCTTCTAAGCGTGGCTCAATCTCATCACTCTTAATAATCCAAAACTGTGCTCCAACCTTTTTAGCTTTCTCTATCTCTTGTTTATCATCAGACGAAGAGATGATACCTATGACTACACCGTTTCCGTATTCGCCATTGATCTTACGAATCAGCTCAATGCCATCAAAAGAAGAACCTATAATATTTAAATCTACGAATACACACTCGGGTTTATCTTCTTCTGGGCCCTCATCAAACCATTTTTTAAATAGGCGATCAGCTTCGTCAGAAGAAGTCAAACTTTGTAAACTTAGAGTTATATCTAAAAGACTGCAAGAATCTTCAAACACAAGATGAAACAAATCTTCATCGTCAACCAATAGTATAGAATCAATCATAATCTTATTTTAATTTTTGTACCCACATCAAGTTTTTCTACCTCTATTTTGAAGTCATGTTCTTCCATAATAGCCGTACATATATTCAAACCTAAACCAGATCCGGCTTCTGCTTGACCTTCTTTACGAATATATGGCTGAGACCATGTTTCAAAATCTTTCTGAGACATCCCTCTTCCGTTATCTTGGATAACAAAATAGTTATTTTCCACAAAGATATGGACTAATTTTGTTGCCGAATCGTTGTATTTTAAACCGTTTCGGATCAAATTATCCACTGCTGTACAGAATAAACTTTCATTGACTAAAATAGTGGGCATATCATCTATAACCACTTGCTTTTCATATGATGTACTAGACAAATAAGATTGTAAAATTTCTTTTAAGTTGCACTCAGTCCTCTCTAACTGAGCATCTTTTTTTACCAGATTCGTAAACTCCTTAACCCCACGATACACCTTTTGTGTGTGTACCAAACCTTCCTCAATCATTCTTAGAGGTGCATCCACCTTCAATGTTTTAATTTGCTCCTGAGTCAATCTTCGTTTCAATGAACTCAAGCCTCTGGGTATGTACGTATTAATACCAGAGTGCATATCATGACGCAATATTTTTGCCGCATGCTCTAAGTAAGAATTCTTCTTTGCGATTTCAACCTCAATGTTCTTCTTAGCGGTTATATCTGTTGCTATCTTAAGCACCCTATATACCTCACCATAAGGATCCATAATTGGGTTGTAGTTCCCGTAAATCCAAACTGCCTCACCTTTTTTATTTCTTCTTTTAAATTCACCTGAAACAGACCGTCCTGCTCTAAGATTTCTCCATAAACTCACATGTTCCTCCTGCGAAAAATCATGAATTAAATCACGATGATTCATTTGCTTCAGTTCACTGTTGCGATACCCAGTGATGTCTGAAAATATATCATTAGCATTTAAAATACTCCCATCTGTATCTAGTTCTACTAATGCGTTAGATAAATTAATAGCCAGTAGCGTATCGTCAACTGACTGTGCTTTGTATTGTGCTTTTCTTACAAACTCAACTGCCCCTATAAAAAAGAAAGGTATGAATGCAATAATACATCCATACCCAAACTCTATAATTAATAACGATGGTTTAAAATATCCAAATACTACTGCACTCTGAACCCCGAAGAAAGTCATCATGATTGCAATCGCAATCAATAGGGAGCACTTAGCCAGTAGTGATAGTTTCACTTTTTCGTTTTTTTAGACGCACTTATGGCAATAGCGATCACCTGCTTTTTACTCCGTGGGTTTTTACCTCCGGGCTTAGCGTACGCTTTGTTTTTCTTCATAAGCTCGCTAATATTTTTAGATACGCTTTTTCCTAGTGGCATTACTTTTTCATTTTCATTTTAGATATTGAAGATCCAGCCATTTTACTTTTGATGTTTGACTTGCTCTTAGCCATCTGCATTGCAGAATCTATTTTCTTTTTTTCGGACATGGCTGAGACTTTCTTCGCAGGTCCATACATTGGTTTTGGTTGTTTCATAGCCTTTATTTTTTCTTTTTCATTTTGCCGAACATCATCTTCTCTTTGGCTTCAACTTTCTTACCCTCTTTCTTTTCGTGCTTCATTTCAGCCTTTTTAGAAGTGTACTTTTCCATACCACCGTACTCAGAAATCTTCTTACCTACGGCTTTCTTTATTGGTTTTTTCATTTCTTTGTTGATTTCATCATTGGTTTCTTGGTAGCAACAGTCTTCTTAGATGGAGCAGCAGTTGCTTTCTTTGGTGCAGACTTAGTACCCTTTAGTCCACCGCTTTTTGCCTTATTGAATCTTTCCTTGGCTGTATCGTGATATGGGTTTCTCATCATACTATCCGCCTGCTTTCTTATTGTTCCTTGTAAGTCATATGGAAGACCCGCTTTGGTTTGAATAGTTTGATCACCTGATCTCAATGTTCTTGTGGGAGCACTAGTGAATTTTTTCACATTTGTATCAAATCGTTTTCCGATTGCTTCATATTGAGCAGAATCCTTTGCAGTATATGTTCTTTTCGGAGGACTTGGCTGCATTTTTTTGGTTGATTTCTTTATAGCCATGATATTATTTCTTTGGTTTATTTTTTGATACTTTCACCTTACCACTTGGCTTGGTGGGTTTTGAGTTGTTGTGTTCTAGCTTCTTAGCTACAAAATTACAGTTAAACATTAGCACTTCCATCTTTTACGAGCCTGCCTCAAACGTGAGTTTGGATCTGAAGCCGCCTTCGGGAACATTTTCATTTGACCAGCACTACGAGCACAAAATGATTTGCGTCTCTTCGCATCTGCACTACCTGCTTTCACTTCACCAGTGACAGCTGTCTTTAATTTAGATCCGGGGTTTGCTCTGCGATATGCAGCCACACCTTTAGCCGTCATACCTGCACCCTTCTTAGTGGGCAGGTAATTAGCATTTTTTCCTCTAGTGGTTTTCGGAATGGGATTATCCCTCTTGGTTGCCATCTTTCTTCTTAAATATCTTATTGGCAGCTCCGAGGCCCAGAGCACCAAAAGCGAGTGCAGCCACTGCTTCTACCAAAATGGCAGATGGAGCCACATGCTCTTCTGAAAAAGAATTGTGATACATGGTCACACACAACGCGATTGAACATAGAATGCCCACGAATCGATTCGCAGAAAATTTATCATGCTCATCTTTGAAAATTTGAAAGAATTTCATATGGCTAATTTATTTAATTTAATTTAATTTTCCAATGGTGGAAATGGTGGTGTTACAACTTCAAACTCACTCGGTGTTCCAAGAACAGGGGTTAATGATTCATCGAAAACAATATACCAAAATTGTGGTGTGTTCAATTCTGCAAACTGATAGTCCACCCAATTCTGCGTAACATCATCGGGCGAAACTGGGATGCCATAGTAAGCATCACACGCCTCACGAGCGTTGATTGCTTCTTGTTCGGTGTTATATTGGTAACCAATTGTCATAGTATTAAGTATTGTTTATTAGACTTTCTTTTTAAGCCCTGCAATGCAGTTTGATAATTAATGCAATATAGTGAAGCAAATTGCATAATGCTTTCATGAAACACTCCAGTATATAAATCAAGAACTTGTCTTGAAACACCGCTTTTTAACCCTCTTGCAGACTTCTCTTTGTTTTTTGGTATTCCCTTTTGGATAATACTCAAGTGTGTTTTTTGTTCTTCAGTCAAACTCCAATCTCTACCGCTTTCTCTTAGTTTTTTACGATGTTCGTCAGACAACTTTCTACCTTTATGCGCTTGTGCTATTTTTTGCTTATGTTCATCGCTAAACACTTGCCCCGAAGTTCCATCGCCACCATCTGTTAAATTACAAAGAGTTCCAGTGCTTAAATTAATTCTTCCATATAATGATATGAATTCCTTCTCCTTAACCTTTGCTTCTTCAAATGTAATATCGTCACACATAATCTGAACTTTGTAATCTGTCCTTGACACTATGCCTTTCCATATTTTGCTTCTATGGGATTTGGCCGTTGCTCTGTAATAATGCTCATCACTTCCAATACCAATATAGAATGGTTGGTTTTTGTCTAATCTAATATGTCGGTAAACGTAAGCCATTATTGATAGCCGTTAATAGATGCCATAGTAAGTATTTGTGTTAGTTGAAATACCTGTTCTATCAGAACTTTTATCGCTTGTATAAATTATTATTTCTTGCAAAACACCTGCAAAATTATAATTAGAA